GATGGTGCCCAGAGGCGGACTGCATGAAGTGAGCGAAATCAGAGGCTTGCCGAATCTCTGGACACTTTTGCTTCCCACGTAATCATTAGGTTTTTTGGAAAAGTGTCCAGCCGTGAAAACGGCTCACCGCCGGCCGACCCGCCTCCGGGCGGTCTCACGCTCGCGCGGCCACTCCGAATATGGATCCGTCTGGGTATGGTGGGTGAAGCCGACGCGCTTGTCGTCGCGCCCGGCGGCGCGACATTTCGGGCAATAGAAGTGGCGCCGCAGATCCTGCTCCAGGCAGGAGTGCTCGAAGCCGACGCGGTGGCCTAGCGCGATCAGGTTGACGCGGCTGTGCTGACCGCACCCGATGTTGAGGCAATGCGCCGTCATTTCGTGACCCAACGCCAGCATCTTGCCGATGGTGTCGATCGTCAGAGGGTAGGTGATCTCGGGCAGCCTGAACATCAAGCGCATATAAGCAGCGGCTTGACGGCCGCCAACAGCGCGCCAGAATCGGGAGATGGCAAGGGGCATCAAGGTCGGCGACGAGGTCGCGATCACCGCGACGGTGCGTCGGCGCGTCACCGAAGACCGTGTCAGCGTCTCGATCCCGACCTACGGCTTCCCGCATTCGATCGTCGACCGAACTTCGAAGGTGAAGCGGGGCCAGCCGGTTGAGTTGACCGGCGATGTCACCCATATCGATGAGGGCAGGGTGACAATCGATCTTGGCGTCCCGGTGACCGTTAACGCCGACAGGGTCAGGGTGGTCACCGCCTACAAACCGCCGGTCGATATCCCGGATTGACGGCGCAACAAGCAAAAAAGCCCCGCCGGCGCGAAGCCAGCGGGGCAGCGACGGGATGGGCGAGGCAAAGCGGTGCAGCTACCGATTCGCCTCTCTAGGCAACGGGGCGATCGTGCGAGGCCGCTGCTGACCGGGAGATTAATCGGATCGATCGACTTTTACCGATCGAGGTCGTGGCTGTGGAAAACCGTCAGGGCGGCGGCCTGCCGGTCATCGAATAGTAGACCGCGGCGGCGCCAGCGGCCGCAGAGATCAGCGCTTTGCCGACACCCCACAGCACCCGACCCAGAGAGCCGGCGAACACGACGCGATCACGCACCTTCTCCAGTTCCGCCGTCGTCGGCCGGATCGCTTCGACGGACTTCTCAACGGCACTGAGGCGGAAATTGATGCCGATCATCTCGCGTTCCGCGCGTTCCTGGGCTTCATACCCGCGCCGGCGCCCTTCCGAGGCCGCTTTCTGTTCGTCGGCTATCGCTGTCAGCATTCCCTCGATCGATTTCAGCCTCTCCTCGAGGCGCACAATCTGAACGTCCATGCTTTCTTCCGCCATTTCTGCCCCGTCACCCTTTCATGCACTGCTGCTATTTCACGAGCGCCCTGATCGTGGCGCCCTTGGCATGGTTGAGCCGTCGGCAGTCACCGAAATTGGATCGATCCTGCGCCCAAAGGCGACTTGCCTCGTCGGCCGGGACGAAGCGGTGAGGGACATCGACGAGGTCGCCACACTCGCTCATCACACTGGGATCGACGTGCGGTTTCAGCGGATCACCGGCCCACGGCGTCGATGCCGACTGACAGCCTTGCAGGAATGCCGTGGCGAGGTTTGCAAGCGCCAGGAGCGTCACCAGCCGCTTTCGGATCATTGTCTTCGTCCTTCTGTTGCCTGATGCGGTCCTCGAGATCGGCGATGCGGAGCGTGTCGGCGCGCTTGTTGTCGGCGAGCTGCTGCGCCGCGGCGTCGATGTCGACTTGCTGGGCCTTCACCTTGGCGGCGTTGGCGATCTCGGCGCGCCACTGCTTCTCCTGCCAGACGAGGCGCTCGTTGAGCTGCCCTGCCGCGTATTCTCGATCGACGCGGCCATCGACGATGCCGGACAGCGCGGGCCCGACATAGGGGATGTCGCGCACCGGGCCGAGTGGGACGCCCTCGTAGAAGAGGATGACGGCGCCGGCGACGACGATGGGAAGCCCGACGCGTGAGGTCGCGAACTGCCAGATCGGGCCAAGGATGACGAGAACCGGGGCGAGGGGAGCCAGCAGCGGGGCGAGGAGGGCGATCATCAGCGCACCATCCAAATAAGCAGCATCACGGCCAGGATGAGTGCGTAGGGCCATGAGCGGCGCCACGCCTCGCGCAGCCAAGCGGTCACGACACTGGAAAGGCCTTCCATCACTCGGCCTCCTCGTCGAAGACGTGCAGCGCGACGGTCTGCCCGGCAAGCGCATGTGTGCAGTCCGACAGAAACTGGATCTGGCCGTCCGTGACGAAGGAGTGGCACCTCAGCGGGCGCGGCTCGATCTTCTCGCCCGCCATGACGCGTTCGTACTCGTCTTCGGTGAGCTTCTGGACGCCGGTCACCAAGACCGACGGTTGGAAGGTTGGTCGATCGTAGTCGCCGTTGAAGGTCCAGCTCGGGCCGACGACGTGAGCTTCGTCGCAGCCTGGGCACCAGAACATCAGCCGACCGCCTTCGACGGTTCTGAGAACGCCGCGCGCCGCCATCAGTCCAGCCCCGAGACGCAGAGCTCGGCCTCCCCGATTCGGCTGGCGTCGCCCATCTCCCGGCGCTTCACCAGGCCGATGATGACCCGGCCGCCAGCCTTGTTGAACGCTGTCGCGGCGATGCAGCTCTCATGGTACTTGCCGGCGGCACCGAAGGCGGCAGCCCGCGAATTGCACGCCGCCCGGGAACCGATGTTCCAAGCTAGGCTGTCCATCATGGCGCGCCACGAGATCGGCTTGCCGTTGAAGCCGGGAATGCATTTCACCAGCGCCGGGCGAAATTCCTTCGTCATCCGTCGCTCCAGCCTGGCCTTGCAGCCGGCTGGCGTCTCGACCATGCCGGGCTTCACGTTCTGAGTGTCGCCGGCGCAGATGGTCCAGATCGGTGGATCCGCGACGCGATCGAGATAGGCCTTCAGCACTTCGCCTTCCCACGGGTTGACGAGATAGTCCGAGGCCAGCACGACGTCATCCGGTGTGCCGTTGATGTAACGCACGCCACCGATGGTGACGGCCACCATCGCCAGAACGGCCGCAATAGCCTTCCCAGCCCGGCCGGTCGGCCGGATCTTATTCATCGGCATCAGGATCTCCTGAGATCGGTTTTTGTGGAATGAGGCGCACGATCGGCACCGCCGCGGTCAGCACGCCGTTGACGATCGCCAGCCAGATCGGAGGGAACGGCATCGCACCGGTGATGATGGCGACGGTGACCGCGATGCCGTTGAGCAGCGCTGCAAAGATGGCGATCCGCACCGTCCAGGCGTGCTTGAGCACCGCCCGCCAGTTGTCGACGAGACGCATGGGAATGCACGCTCCGATATGTGTGATGAATAACGGGATATATTGCGATCAGACCTTCGGCGGTCATCACTGGACCGGGTGGCCAAGATGTTCGTGGAATAGTTAATTTCGACGATTCGCCTTATCGATCAGGCACTTGAACCTTTAAAGCGCTGCAGCCAAAGTACATCGCAGTTAACAAGTTCCTAAAATTCCTTTGACATCAACAGCCTGCCGGTAACAGGATCACTCTGGGACCGGGGGATGAGCATTCTTTCAGGAGCACCTCTGTCCGGGTATTGGGTAACAGGGGAAATCCTCATGAAGAAGCTTTATGAACAGTTCCGCGACGATGAGAACGGCGCTGCCATGGTCGAGTACTCGATCCTCATCGGCATCATCGCAGTCACCGCCATCGGGTTCATCATCGGCATCGGCGGCTGGGTCACGGGCCGTTTCGCTGGTCTTTGCTCGGCACTGAATGGCCAGGGCGGCGGCACTTGCGTTTCAGGTTCCGGCAGCTAATATCCACGCGCGCCGAAGAACCCACGGCGCAATGCGGCAGTAAACGCCTCGGGTTTTTCATGAGCTTTGCTTGAGGGGGGTATTGTCGGCCTACGGGAGCCGGTGTTCGTCGCACCGGCTCCTTTTTCTATTGGAACGAGATGCCGACCGCTCGGATCGTCGACCCCGTCTGAGTGACGGTGAAGTCCCGCGTCGTGTCGTTTTCGGTGGTTGGTATCGACCAAGCGTTTGTCGGGCCGGGTCGATCGTTCGTCAGATCTGTCTCATCGTGCACTGGTGTATCGACACCGGTCCAAGCGCCGGATGTCGGCGTCCCGGTCGTATCGTTTGAAACAATCAGGGCCAAACCGCCGGTCTTCACCTCAAGGTCCGTTACGACTGCAGAGTTACCTGCATCTGACGACGCAACAGTATCGATGTGGGAGCTGCTGACGGGGAACAGCCTGTAGGTGACGATTGTGCAGTTCGTGACGCCGCTGGATGTGGTGACGACGAACGTTGCCGTCGTTCCTGATGCTATCGTTAGGTAGAACCACGCAACCGAACCGTGACCCGTAGAGCCTCCTGTGAGGGAGGCGCCGGCCGTCATTGCCGTGCCATTGGCCGTGACGCCAGTTATGCTTCGAGGCGTGCCTACGTTGGAGACGTTCACTGCCACGCCGACCGCGATCACGCGACCTGCACCGGCGGCGCCGATATTCTTGTTGGTGAAGGTGTAGGACGAGGCGTTCGAGTTATCGACGGTCGCGCCTTCGTAGCTGTAAACCATGCCCGAGTTGAACGTCAGGGTCGCAGCATTGCCGGTCAGCGTGAACGCCCCAACGGCCGGCGCGATGCCTTCCCCAAAGATGACGCTGTTGCCGGTGAGCACGAACGAGCCAGCATCGGCCGGCATCGAGACGTTCAGGTGCGCGGCGTTGCCAGTCAGCGCGAAAGAGCCGGGATCGGCCGCAAAACCGTTTGCCAGGACAAGCGCGACATCGACGCCAGTCAGCGTGAAGGCGCCGGTGCCGAGGCCGAACGAGAGGCCCATGACGACAGGCGAGGCGGAGAGCGAGAATGCGCCGGTGCCGGCATCGACCTTCGGACCGATGTTCGCCGCGTTGCCGGTCAGGATATAGCCTGCCGATTGGAGCAGCGTGAAGACGACCTGGATCTTGTGGGCCTTCCATTCGCGGTAGCCGTCGCGCTCGGAACCGACCCGTACCCAGCCCGACGAGTTGCCGCCGAAGGAAGCCGCCGGGACATTGAAGGACGTTCCCGTCAAGCCGCTATGCGTAGTGACGACAGTCGTCGCCGTCGGATCGAGCACCTCGATGATGGTGGTCTGACCACTCTCAGGCGTCTGGTCGGCATCGGTCCAGGTCAGCGGCGCATCGACGCTCTCGGTCAGACGGTTGCGCTGCGCCCAAGAGGTGGCGAGAGCGGTGACGCCATCGCTCGTGACAAGCCCGAAAGGGATGATGTTCACGCGCACGTCGGCCGGCCGATAAGGACGGGACCAGCGACTGGCGAACACAACCGTGTCGGTGGGTGCCGCCGCCTCGTCCAACTGGCCGGCGCCAGTGTTGGTCAGGAGCTTGACGTCGATGCTATGCGCGTCGGTGTATTGCTCGAAGTCGCTGATCGAGAGATCGTCAAACAGGACGAACGAGGCACCATCGGCGTGCGCCAGCGGAACGGTATCGAGAAAGCCGCGTGCGATCGTCAGCACGTCTCCGGTGACGCCATCGATGCGTACCACCTCGGTGCCGGTGCGCGAGCCATCTCCTATCGTAGCAAGCAAGCCGATCGCCGTGTCGTCGATGCCGCTGCCGGTCAGTAGCGTCACCGTCGTCGCATCGATCGCCAGATCATCGTTCAGGAAGCCGCCAGGCGCGAAGTCCATCAGCTCCGTGCCATCGAAGCCGGAGCCTGCGTCGACCTTGAGATCGGCATTCACCGCATCAGGCGTTGGTGACGCGCCGGCGACCTGAAGCAGACCGGCCCCGGCATCACCCGCAAGCGTGGTGGCCAGATCGGCATCACCGATCATCTGGCGAGCCTCGCGGTAGGGCATCTCCCAGACCAGGCGCGGGCTCACCACCTCAGGATCGCTCGACGGCGGCTCCCACGGGCTTTCGCTGTCGTCAACCAGAACCGCGGCATCCAGGTTGAAGACATCCTGGAAGAACTTCATGCCGATCTTGTTTTGCCGGCCGTCGCCGAAGCCAAGATCGGCAACGCGCATGACCTCGCCCGAAAGCTCATGTCGCGACGAGACGAGCCGGAAGGGATCGCCAGGGTTCATGCTTTCGATGGTCCGCTTCGCCACGAAGCGGCCGGAGGTCAAGCCTGACCCGAGCGCGATCACGTCCCTGGTGGCCACGCGGATCGCCAGCGCGCTCTGCGTGATACCAGGATAGTCTCGCGAGGCAGACAGCACCTTCGTCGCCTGCATCGACTGCGCGATGTTGGTAACGCGGTGCGCGCCCTGCTTCCGCTTTTCCCGCAGATAGAAGGTCACGAGGACCGAGCTTACCGCTTCCGAGGGCTGGCGGTGGCTGACCTCTGTCCATTCGACGACGTCATCTTCGGTCAGGACCGGGATGGTGTCGATGTCGTAGTCGTTGCGGATCGCCTTCAGGACGAACTTGCCGGTAGAGCGGGAGACATAGAGATAGGCGTCGATGTGGGCAAGGACCGTCGAGACGAACTCCTGAATTTCCTCCTCTCGGCTCCAGCGCAGCGACAGGCCGAAACCCTCGGTGTAAAAGGTGTCGGCGCAAGCCGTGAAGGCGATGTCATCGATGTCGCTGTCGTTGTAGCCCATACCCCAGACCGCATCGGTCAGGCATTCCCTGATGATGTGGGCGGGGTTCATGTCGTAGTAGCGGATAACCGCGCTGGGCGTCATCGCCGCGCTCAGGTCGGCGCTTCCGAAGTGGACGATCGGCACCTCGCCCGGCGTGTCGTCGCCGGCCGACCCTGACGCGTGGTTGTCCTGCGGCGTGTTGTCGAGCTGCTCGAGCGCGTTGGTCCATGCAGAGCCGCCAACGCCGAAGGCGCGATAGCAGAACACCTGCACGTCGCCGAGCGCGTCGATGGTGTCGACCGCATCGGACACGCCAGAGATCGGGTCGGCCAGCGTGTTTGCGTTGTCCGAAACGACGATGATGACCTGCGTCTTCTTCGGGTCGGTGCCTTCGAAGAAGGCCTCGGCCTGCGAGAGCGCGGCGCCGAAGTTCGTCGACAATCCACCGGACGTAAGATCGCCGATCCACACCTCGAGCGAATCGATGTTGTCGGACGTGACCTTGCGATACTGCTTGCTCGACTTGACCGAGTCGGACCAAGAGACGAAGCGCACGTCATACTTGACGTCGGTGTTGGTGCGCATCCAGTCGGTGATGAAGAGCGCTGCGGCCTTGACCGCCTGCAAACGCGAGCCGACGATGGAGGACGAGGTATCGAGAGCCACATAGAACGCGAGATCGTCGGTTGACGTCGCCTCGGCCTGGATCTTGGCCTTCTCGGGATACCACTGGTCAGAACCGTCTGAGCGCTTAAGGATGCGCTGAAGGCGGAACTCCCACGGCTTGATGTAGTTCGATGTACCGAGATAGACCTGCCGCAGAACAATGGTGACGATGCCGCGGAAGGCCGAGATGTTGGCGTCGAGCTTCGCTACCAGGTAATCGTTCTGCAACTGGGTCGGGGCACCCATGCAGACGTCGACGTCGCCCTTGATGCCGCCTTCGCTCTGATCGCCGCCGAACAGCTTTGGCTTGTTGATGGTGATCCGGGTATCGGCGGCATGACCTTTCCAGGCCATCTTGTCGCCGACAGTGATCCGCATGAGATCGTCGGCCGGTCCATGGCAGAGCGCCATCTGCATGCCGAGTGAATATTTGTACCCGAGGATCTGGCGCGGGCCGAACAAACCGTAGCGGCGCGGTCCCTTGATGGCGCTGCGCTTAAGGTCGCCATACCAGGTGACATTCGGATCGGCGATATCCGCGGTGCCGAAGACGACCGGGATCTCGCGGCCTTCCTCGGCCGTCGGAGCCTGAAAGTCCTCGAGACTCTTGGCCTTGGCGTTCTGCGGCTTTGGCGTAAGCGCGATCTGCAGCGCATACGACAAAATGCCGATGATGATGTTCCAGAACATCGCGGCCTGTCAGGACTGAGAAATGAAGGGAGATCAGGCGATGGTAAGCGCGCCGGCGGAGCCATCGAAGTCGATGGTGAAGGTGTTGCCGCTCGCCATCGTCAGATCGGAGCCGTAGTCGTACCAGCCGATCAGCTCTTTGTTCGTGGCGGTGTCGTTGTAGAGGACGACATAGCGGAACGGGCCGACGGTACCGGAGGCCGTGAGCACCAGATCGGCGAGGACAAGCTTGTAGGTGCCGCTGGTTTGGGCCGAGCTCGTCGTCGTGACGTTGCGCGAGGAGCAATTCGTGTAGCTGATCTCGGTAAGGTTCGAGAGTTGCGTGTTGGTGTTGACCGGCGCGTTGGCGGCGGCGCAGAGGGCGACCTTGATCTGGTCGGAACCGAGATTGTGAATCTTCTCCGCCAGCGCCTCGACGAAGGATTGGAACTTGTTGAAAGCGGCCATGCTCAGATGCCTTTCAGGTGATGCTTTGGGAGAAGGGGTTGTTGTCCGACATGAACTCAAAGCCCCCCATGTTCAGGAAATTGCTGAACTTGGCGCAGCCGTTGGGACCGGTGGAGAGATCGCAACCAGGCGCGATGAAGACCGAGGCTGAGCCGTGGGCGGTGACGTACTCCGCAAGTCCGTCGATCGCCCCGATGAGCGTGAGCGTGCTGCCGATATGATCGCCGATCCAGCCGAAGAGATCATTGAAGATGACGAGCCCGGCCTTGTAATACTGGTCGGTCTGCAAGGCGGCTTCGGCGACCGTCAGGGCAAGCCCGGAGACCGCGGTGACGGTGCCAGCGACCTTGAAGTCGTCGACATCGATGTTGCAGCCGGGGAAGTATAGCGCGTGCCTGCAGGTGCGCTGGTAGCGCGCCCGACATCCCGGCCGGCGCATCGAGGTGAAGACGCTTTCGACCGAAACCTTGATGTTCTGCTTGGCCGATTTCGCATCGACGACGCGGCCTTTCCAGACGACGCGCAGTTCTTCCGAGAGGTCGGTGTGATGCCCGCGCCAGACCGTGACCGTGGTCACTTCGTTCGCTGGCGTCAGCAGCGTCTTGGCATAGATGTCGGAGAGCGGGAAGGTGAGCTCGACTGAGTTCTTTTCGATGTTGCCGGTCTGCTCGATGTCGGCGTGGGCGATCGGCGACGGCGTCCAGACCTCGCCCATGCGGGTCAGGAAGTCCGGATCGGAGGTGAGCCGCACAGGCGACACGCCATTGTCGAGCAGGTAGAGAAAATACGGCTGGCCCTGGTCAACCGAGCTTTCCGGTGTGTCGTAGCTCATGCCGGCACCTCGGTAACCGCAACCGACACCGTCGAGGCGTCCTCAAACTGATGATCGAGGGTCACGGCATCCGCATTGAGCCGGACCTTCGACATGAAACAGAACACTCCGATATCGGAGGCCGCGACTGACTGGCCGAGGCTCGAGGAAATGGTCAGATCGTCGTTAGCACCGTTCACCACAGCGCTGTTGATCTGGCGGAAAAGCGTCGTGCCATTCTTCAGAAAGATCGCGATCTGCTTGCCCGCGTAGAAGCTCGGCGGGCCGAGGCTTTTCACGGTGACGACGGTATCCGATGCGCCAATGGTGGCCTGTAGGGCGAGATCCATGTTGAAGCTGGGCAGCCAGAAAGCCTTCTGCTTGCCCATGAGCGAGTGCAGCCAGACACGCCGGCGCCACAGCCTGGCGCCGCGGTTCTCGTGGAAACCGAGCGTCTGGCCGAAATCGGCATAGGTGAACAGCGTCTCGACCGCGACCGGGCCGTACCCGTTGTCGACATACTCGGCGGCGCGGACGATGGATTCCGAGATGTCGGCAATCAGCTTCGGTGTTTCGGTGAGGACATCGAGGCCGAGGTAGGTCGGGTAGCCGGCATCGCCATCCAAGAAAATGTTGTCCTGCGACTGGAACTTCGCCGAGGCGTCCGCATAGGTGGTGTCGCGGCGGACCTGAAAGCCTTCGATCGCCAGCGCCGTGCGGATCGGCGCAATTACCGGCTTGGTGAACGACTGCCCGACCGGGCCGAGCAGCGTCAACTGGTTGTCGGTCATCCCCGTGATGATGGCCGTGGTGAAGGTCTCATAGTCCGACCAGATCATGACGCCGACACCGACGCGCCAGTCGCCCCATGTGGTGTCGCAGGCGATCGTTGTATCGGCGCTGCCGATGTCGCCGACATCCTGCTGCTCGATCCAGACCGGAATACTGAGCGGCGCCCCGATCCGGCGCTGCGCGAATGCCTTGGCCTTTCCAAGCATCGGCGGCTTCAGCCTGAACGAATAGGCGAAAATCTGTCGCGGCGCCGAGCGGAGGGCGATGCGCTGCTCGCCGGTGCGGCTGCTCAGAATGTCGGTGAACCACTCCAGCGTTTCCTGCGCCGGGATCTCCGGGCGGAACGGCCAAAGCTGGTAGAGGATCAGCAGATCGGGGCTCGCCAAGACGGGAGCACCCATTACCAGCGGGTTCGGCACGATGTTGACAATGAGCACGATCGCCGGGCTATCCAGCACCGGCGCGCCGGCAGCGAACCCATCCGGCGAGACGTCGACCGTTGCCATCAGGCAGGCCCAGGTATTCCGATATCGAAGGCCGGCGAGGTGATGGTGTCGCCATTGTTCACCACCTTGGACACGGCGACCGTCTGCGCGGCCAGGAGACGCGAATTGACGCTGTCGACCAGCGCGTAATGCGTGATGGTACCATTGGCTGTGGCGGCGCCATTGGTGACCGCCGCGACCGTCACCTTGCGCCCGGATGGTGAGCGCGCGGCCGGCGAGCCTACCGAAAGGCCCGTCTTGCTGCCGAGGGAGGCCGTCAACGTGGTGGCATAGTCGGTCGGCAGGCTCGAGCAATAGTGCAGCACGTTCGCCTCGGTATCGAGGACGGAGAGCCCGTTGTCGAGCACGCGGTCGTTGAGGTAGGCGGCCATCTATTTCCCGTTCCTGCGCATCTCGTTGATGAGCACCTGCTGGCCTTCCTCGGTGCGGAGATAGTCGCCGACGACCGACGGGTCGAAGACGTTGATGATCTTGTTGTTGCTCCGGAAAAGCGGCGCCAGCTTCCGAAGCGTACCCTCGAAATTGTCATTGGAGCCGGCCGAGGCCTGCTTCATCATCTCGACGGAGCGCGGGTTGCTGCGGATGACGTCTCCGGCCCGCAGCTTGCGGAGCTCCGGGCCCTTCTCACCGACCCATGCCCAGCCGGGAGGCGCGCTTTCCGTGCCGTCGGCATAGAGGCCGATGAAGCCGCCAGGGTTCGCCGAGAGGAAGCTGTAAGCCGCCGTGCCGGAGAAGGCTGGGTTGAGACCGCCTCCGCCGAACAGGCTGCCGAACATATTGAAGAGGCCGCCGAAACCGCCGCCACCGCCACCGCCAGGAGCGGCAGGGAACTGACCGAGCATGCTGCCAAGCTTGCCCGCGCCTGAGCCGAGAGCGTTGAGACCGCCGGCCGCGTTGCCAGTCGACGAGACAAGGCTCGAAAGCGCACTGGACGATGCACCGCCGAGTTGACCAACCGCGCTGGTGGCGTTGCTGGCCGTACTGCCGAATTTCGACAGCGCGTCCTGCGCGCCGCTGAGACGGCCGAGGAAGTTATGTGCGCCCTCGGGGTTGGCCCAGCTAAAGCCCTCTGGACGCTCGAAACCGGCAAATGCTGCCGTCGCACCGCGAACGTCGGTCGTTCCCAGAAGCCGCTTCAATACCCCGCTTTCCGAGGTCTGGAGCTCCTTCCATGCGAAATTCAACTGCGATCCGACATCGCCAAGGTTGCCGCGACCGCCGATGGCGCTGAGCATCGACGGAGCGCGGTCATTCCACTGGAAAAGGCCGAGGGCGTTGCCCCGATCACCAACCGCCAAAGGATTGAATGCGCTCTCCGCGCTGACGTTGCCCAGGATGCCGGCGATCTGGTGCGGCGCGAGGCCCTTGCCCGCGAAGAAGTTCCAGATCTGGCCGGCGACACCACCGCCGCGTGCCATGCTGGCGCCGCTGCCGCCGAGCACATTGGCAAAGCCGCCCGCCGGAGTGAAGATGCCGCCGAGACCGGCTGCATCGCCGAACGCCGACGAAATCCGAGACTGGATTTGATCCTGGCTGAAGAGCGTGCCAAATGCGGAATTGATGCGCTGCGAGATATAGCCTTGGCTCGAATTGACATCGCCGCCAGTCAGGACGTCGGTGAGCGTCGTGTTCGGCGCGAAATTGTCATTGGCCAGCGGGTTTGAAAGCCCTGGAAGACCGGGGATGCCCGGAACACCCAGCGGTGCGCCATTGATGAAGACGCTTGCCGCCTGCACTTGCATCGAGGCGACGGCCTTCTGGGCTCCAAGCAGATTGCCCAGCACGCCACCGAAGCCGCCACCGCGCCCGCTGGTCGCTCCGTTGCCGAAAATGCCGAGATCGGCGATGGTGTTGAGGTTCGATCCGGTGAGCCAGTTCTTCAGCGGGTTGGTCACCGCCAGATCGAACATCGTGCGGGCGAGCTGTTGGCCAGCCTTCTTCAGCGCATCCTCGATCGAGCCGCCGGAGAACAGCGCGTCGACCACGCCGTCGATGCCATCGCGCGCGGTCTGAAACACCTCTTCCCAGGTGTCCTTCATGCGGGCGACTTCATCCCGCATCTTGATGACCTTGGCGATGTCGGAATCGAGGTCGTCGGGAAGACCGGCGGAACGAAGCTGTGAAGCTACCGACTGATCGGCCTGAGATCGCCCCATCTGCCGGAGATCGAACAGAAGGTCTTCTTGGACCTTGGCCTTGGCAAGAACCTCATTGTAGGCGGCCTGCTGAGCCGTCTTCTGGCGCAGCAACTCGGCTTCCTTGCCATACAGCGGGATGCCCATCTCGCGAATTTGCTGCTCGACCTTGATCGAGGCGATGGCGCGATCATGTTCAAGGCGGCTCTTGCCGACGAGCCCGACCTCTGCCTGCAACAATTCAAGGTTCTGGTCGAGGCCGTGGATTGCGGTGCGGGCCTGTTCCAGCGCGATCTGTTTACCGTACTCAGCCGATTGCTGCTTGATGAGGGCAATCGTCTGGCCATAGACACGCTGAAACTCGGCCTCATCCTTGATGCCATTGCGCGCGGCTTCCTCACGCACTTGGGCGAGTTGCTGGTTTTCCATCCTCGCGGTCTGGACCGCTGCCGCGGATTGTCCAACGAGAGCAACGTCAAGACGAGCCGAGTCGAGCGTCTGCTCCATCGAGCGGCGGCGCTGCTCGTTCGCTTCGGTGATCGCATGGATGGCCTGCGCGTAGGCGAGGGCACCGGCGGTTTCGACCCGGAAGTCCTTGACGTCCGCACTCTCTCCCTCGGCGCTGGGACGCGCGCGCTCCGCTGCCTTAGCAGCTTCACTGCGCTGAGACGGCGATAGCGCGCCAATTCCCCCCATTGCGGCATCGCGCTGCTGCCGCAGCCAGAAGAGCGTAGCGTCGTTCTGGTCGCGGTAAGCCTGTCCAAGCTGAGCGTCGGTAAGGCTCGGGGCGCGAGCATTGATGCGCGCAAGGTTGTCGGCACCCTCCCTGAAAGCCGCCGCCGCCTCATGGCCTACCTTCGCTAGATTGAGGATCTTGTCGCCGGTTTCCTGCAGAGCCGGGTTCTGCGCCGTGATATCGCGTACGCCCTTCGCCAATTCGTCGTAGTCGAAGTCCTTCGAGAACGCGCTGATAGGACCATTGAAGGCTGAAAACTGCGAGCGAGCCTGGTAAAAGCCGGCCTGATGGTAGCCGGGCACAACGAAGCGGGCGAGGTCATTAAGGACGTCGATGTCTTCGGAACGTGCAGCCGTGCCAAGATCGCGCTGACCTTGCCGAGCGGCGGCACCCGCATAGATGCCGCGCGACTTGTTGTAGTTGTCAGCGCTGATCTTTGCGAGATCATAGGCGCTCGCCACATCAAGAATGGCCTGCCGCTGTTCCTTCAGGGAATCGTTGAGGTCCTTGGTTTTCTCTCTTGTCAGAAGGTAGAAGGCACCGGCCGCCACCGCGGCAACGCCGAACCCAGTCGCGATCAACCCGACCGTGCCGAGCGTGCCGACGAGTGCCGTCCCGGCTGCTGCCGCGCTGCCCTTGATGGCATTGAGCGAGCCGGCGATACCGCCTTCGCCCATCTGCAGGGTTTGCAGGATCTGGCCGCCCTGAGAGAACGCGATCTGACCCGGTGACGCGCCGAGCAATGCCATGGTGACGATGTCGTTGGCCTGATAGCCGAGGCCCTGCAGCTGGCCGCCCGAGAGACGAGCATTCTGATTTGCGGCCGGCACGCGCTGCTGCGCCAGCTTCGCGTTGGCATTGGTCACCGCTGCGGCGAGCTCGTTCTGGCCGCGCGCGAGGAACATCGAGGCATCGGCCGCCATGTTGTACTTGCGGTAGATGCCGTCGAGGATGGCCGCGGCCTGCTCCATCTTGATCTTGCCGGCATCGACACCGCGCGAAAGCTGGTTGAGCGCGCTCTCCATGCGCTGTGCGGCGGCATAACCGTCGATGTACTGACGGGAGAGGCGCGCGAGCACGTCACCGGACTGGCTGATCTTCTGCTGGCTGACCGTGACGGCGTTGCCGACGCCTTGCGACGACGCGGTCATCGCCTGATCGGCGGCTACCTTCTGCTGCGCTCCGGCGACATACTTGCTGGCGTCCATCTCGGCAGAGACGCGGAGGCTGGAAAGTTGAACGGTCATTTCTCAGCCTCCTTTCTCTTGACGACGTGATCGAGCCATTCGGCGTCGATGGCGCTCAGCATCTGCTGGAAGATGTCGAAATCTTCGCCGGTGATGTCGTGGTCGTGGGCGTAGCGGCTCATCGCGGTGTACGGGATCGGCATCTCGCCGCCCATGACGTAGAGCCGATCGTATCGAAGCGCGTCCCATGCCTCGAAATAGAACTCTTGCCAGGGTTGAGGCTCTGCCTCGTCAGGGCGCTCGTCGAGTTCTATCCCGTCTTCAGGGTTTTCGTCGGCGAGTTTCTGCTTGAAGCCGGAAAGGCCGTCCTGATGGCTCAATCGCCACCGGAAGGCCGCTCGGAGTTTTTTTCCTGTTCCTCGACGAATTCGATGTCCGGGATGGCGAGCGTAGCCGCGGCATTCTGGACCGCCGAGATGAACGGCCGTCCCTCGGGCTGGCAAAGCATCTCCTCGGCCGCGGCGCGGCTGTATGGCACGTCGAACCCCTTCCAGTCGTGCAGGATGTGCTTGTGGAGGAGTTTTCCTACCTCCACGTCGACAATATCGGATGGAACTGGCTTGCCTTTGTGCTGGCGGGCCAGCCGCTGTTCCATAAGGCTGCGGTCGGTGCGGAAGGCCGGCAAAAGGAGGGAGGAGACGTTGAATTCGACACCAGGGATGTCGAGGGAAGGCACCCAGTCGCCCTTGGTTTCGCGGGCGAGGTCGGCCTTCAGGGAGGAGAGTTTGACGGTCATGTCGGAACCTTTGTCGGGGTGTGGGCGCGGCCCGACAAACCGCGCCCACGTTTCGTGCACGAACTCAGCCCGCGTGTCGGCGCGGGAACTCGGATCACTGGTAGTATTCGAACCGGTCGAGGAGGACGTGGGCCGCGGTCAACGTGTCCTTCGACGCCTGGCTCTGCAGCGAGAGCATGACGTCCGTATTCTTCGCCGTGGCGTTCGGGGAACCGTCGGTGAAGGTGACACGCGGCACCGCCCAGATCATGGCCTGGCTGTTCTTGGCGATGCGGACATTGATGTTGGTTGCCGTGTTGTTGAAAAGCTTCGTCAGCAGCGTGCTGGAACCGAAATAGGTCTCGATCGCGACGCCGACATCGCAGGATCCGGTTCCGATCGCCTCCGGCCCGACGAGGCCGTCGGAGCGGATGCCGCCAATGTTGCGGAGGTTGTTATTGATCGTGAAGGTGCAGGAGCGGATGTAGTTCTTGTTGGCGATGATGACGCCGTTTTCCGCGATGCGGCCGACATTTACCGCCGCCGCCATGATGGCGTTGGTGGTCTCGTCGTCGGGCGAGGCATCGAGCGACGTCGTGGTCTGCTCGCCGGTGAGACCCTGGAAGGTGATTGACCAGGTGGCGATCTGCTCGGTGACGAAGTTGAAGGTGGCCTGGCCGGCGACCATGCCGCGCGAGATCAGGTAGTTCGGGGTGTCCTGGCCGAGGAAGCCGCGCTCCAGCGTCTGGCCGAGCTGGGTGGTGCCGTTCTTCAGCTGATCTCCGACCCAGACCGAGAGGGTCTTGCCGGTGCCGGTATCGGTGGTCCATGCCGCCGGCAGATTGTCGAGCGTGAGAGCATTGGCGGCGATGGCGGTGATGCGGGCGAAGGTGTTCAGCGCCGCGGTAGCAAACTGCTCGCCGGCCGCGATACCGCCGATCTTGATCCATTGGCCGACGGTGAGGCCGAGCGTGGTGAAATCGAGAGTGGTCGAACCGATCCCCGTCGAAGTCGCCGTGATGTCGCCGGAGGAACCCTGGAAGCCGACGACCTTCATGCGTGCCGCAGCGGCTGGGGCGGCCTCATCGGTGATGCCGGAACCGACATAGCGAGAGGTCGTGGTGCCGCCGGTCGTGCACTTGAACACGCCGTTGTTGTTGGCGACGCCAAAACCGGTGAAGCGCACCAGCTGGCTGGCGACGAAGGCGGCGCCAGTGGTGTGCGTCACTTCCGTGTTGGTTGTCGTCACCGCCGTGATGACGCTGTCAGCGGCGCCGTCATTGTCGCGGAAGGGCTGATTGCTCCACGAGTTGTAGAACAGGCTTTCCAGCCAGTCAGAGAACGGCGAATCGTCGACCGGGAAGGAGAGCTCGCCGTTGATCGCGCCCTGATTGGTGATGTTGACCTCGATCGGGTCGCTGTTCATGCGGTCTGACCGCAGTTCCAGCGAGCTCACATAGGTCGGCGCAAAGCGGATGTTCTCGCCGGTGATGCGCGCCTTTCGCATACGCGGAGTACCGGGCGTGGTGCCCAGCGTCACCTCGCGCACATGCGAGAGGCGGAGGCGATTTGCGTCAGTCATTGCTGTTCTCCGGAAGTGCAGGCGCGGCGTCCGCCTTTGCCTTGGTTGCAGGGACGGCGATGAACTGGCCGGCCTTCAGGGAATCGAGCGTGTGAGGGGCGAGATCGACCTCGCCGGCTTCAAAGGTGTCGCCTTCTTTCCAGCGCCGCAGAGGGGTGTTGAACGGCTTCTTCACGGTGATCATTGGTCGCGTCTCCAAGAGATGGATGCTGTCATTGCCCAGTAGTTGGCGAAGGGCCGCCCGGGTTGGCCTTCTCCGATTGAAGCCTCGAGAAAGGTGAGGCCGCTAAGGTCTTGCCCTCTGAACAGGTCGATCAGCTGTCCAGCTTTGTCGCGACCGTCTCGGCTTCCGGTCCCCTTCGGCACCATGACGTGCATGTCGAGCGTGCCGTGTTCGCGCCAGAGATTGTCGTCGCGGGCACCGGCACCGATCGACGCCTGATCGAACCCGCCGGGGATCGCCCAGATCTCGACATAGACGAACGCCGCCGCCGCATTCGGCAGGTCATAGTGATCGTTTTCGAAAACGAGCGGAGTCGACGTCCAATTTGCAGTCAGACGCTGCGAAATGGTGTCGAAGGCGGCGACGGATGACATCAGAGCGCGTTTATGATGAGGGCGGGATAGGTGATCGGTTGGCCGGGCTCCTGGTCCTTGCGGCGAGGGAAGCTCTGGCCAGGAAAACGAGCGGGATTGGCGATGCGGGCATTCCGCAGGCGGGCGTATTCGCCCTTCAGAATATACGGGATCGACGGGTGAACACCGGCAGCGATGCTCAAGAAGCGGATCTCGACGCGGTATGAGTTGCCGAAGCGGCGCGCCAACGCGAGCTTCGCACCGGCGAATACCTTCTTGTCCCGCGCCTCGATCTTGCGGACGTAAGGCTGGAAGTTGGTGATGATGACCTCGGTGTCGCCGCGTAGGCCAGAGTAGTCGGTGACGAGCTGGCCGTTGCTGATCACGATGAATGATCCCGCATATCTGCCAGTCTTGCGGGGTGACCGCTTTTCGAGCTCCTCGAAAGCGGCATTGATGACGTCGTCCCACCAATTGAAGACGTAGAGGATCGGGCCCGGTGCCCGCACGGTCTCCTCGGCCGCGCCTCTGCGGCCATTGACGAAACGATCGTAGTTCTTCGTGCCTTCTCCGGAGGCGATGACCTCGGCGAGCTCGCTGCGCGCGAAGGCGGCGAGCATCTTGTCGATCTCGGCCGGCTGGAGGCCGGCGGTGGCGAGCCGCAGATCGCGCTCGAAGGTCTCGAATGGCATCAGCCGCCGACGAGGAGCTCGATCCGCACCAGCGTGTTGCCGACGCGAATATGCTTCGGGAACTCGACGTTGCGCTCCTTGCCGGAGGCCTCGACGAACTTATCGCCCTTCTTCACCGGGAACGTCCACGCCGCCGCGTTCAGCTGCGTCGGGCTCAGGATGACATTGTTGAAGGTCTCGTCGATGTCACCGGCGAGCTGTTCCGGCCGGATCGGACGCACCGAGGCGCGAACCGCCACGCTGGTGGCGCCGCGCTTCAGCGTGGCGTCCTCACCGTGCTTCTGCAGCGATTCGTCCAGCCTGGAGATCATCCCGGCCGGGGTATCGGAGAGATCGGCCACCGTCACACCTGGTAGTTTCGGAACCGCGTGAGCTGGCCCGCAACGATGTCGGGAACGGCACCTTCATTGGACTGACCGGGCACCGACCCGACCCAGAATTGCTTCTCCGTCTCGTCGACGCCTTCGACCTTGACGCGCTCGCTCTTCACCAGCGGATCGCGGGACTTCTCCAGCCAGGTCGAACGCAGAAAGTCGGTTGCCACCTTTTTGAGATCGCCGGGCACTGTGGCAAAACCGGCTTCGTAGACGACGACGATCTTCTTCGCCGACCAGCAGACCGGGTAATCGTCGCAGAGCTTGATGACGATCGCCGATTCCGGGTCGACCTGGAAATCGGTGTTGAGAAGCGTGACGCCATCCTCGACGAGGCTGGCGACATTGATCTCATGCCGGCGGGAGAGGATCAGGTTCTCGCCGTAGGCCTGATAGATCGTTTCCGTCAGGGTCTCTTTTTTCAGCGTCGGCGGCGCTCCAGCGCCGACGGCAATATTGCACTCCGTCATGATCGAGGCCGCGTTCTGCGCCTCCATCGCCTGCAGATCAGAGTCAGAGGCGCCGCCAGTGACGCCGGCGGCGGCCCGCATCTCCTCGATCGTGAGGAGTGTGCGGTCACTGGCAGGGGTGGTGACCGTCAGGAAGGAGCGCAAGGGGCGGCCTTATGCGGCGAGACGGGCGTCGGCGATTTTGCCGATGATGATGTCGCGGCCGTCGGCGGCATCGACTGCGACCTTCTCGGTCTCGACGATCTTGGCGAGGTCGTCGTCGGACAGCACGGCGAGGTCGGCGAGCATGGCGTCGCGCTTCTTCGCCAGAGCTTTCGCCGCCTTTTCGTCGGCCTTTGCCTTGGCGGCCGCGTCCTCTTCTGCCTTCACGGCCGTCGCGATTTCCTCTTCCGTGCTGCGCGAAGTGTAGCCTGCGGGCGGATAGCTCGATGCAGGATACCCGGCAGCGATATATTCAGCGATGGTCGGGCCGTCATCCGGCAGCGCGGCCTTGCCCTTCTTCCGGCCGACAGCCTCGACGTATCCGGCCTTCTCCAGGCCTTCGAAGAGCTCCTCCGGAACCTCATCTTCGGTGCCCTTGACGATCTCGCGGCCGTGGATATTGCCGCCGTCGGCGACGCGGACGGTCTGCAGAACGTTGACTGCCTTCATGCTCATGGGATTTCTCCTTTTTCAGGGTAATGCGAGCGCTCGGTCGAGTGGCCACTCGTGGACAAAGATGCGTGCCCAGAGAGTTGCGTATTTTACGCCGATCGCTTGGGCCCATTCCGCGACGGTCTTGGTTTCGCCGTCGTACGAAATCTTCACTGATCCGCGTTTGTTGTTGGCTTGCGCCGATGCCGTCGCCCAACGAACGTTGCCGGGCTCATAACCCTTGTCGTTGTCGCGCCTATCCATGGTGTGGCCAGAGCTAGGAGCTGGCCCGACATCGTCGAGGAAAGCTTCGAAGCTGGCGTGCCAACGGTCGCAAACTCGGATCCCGCGTCCGCCATATTCGGGATAGCTCCTCTGCGACGGCAATTCGCATCGCGCGATCATAGAGGCCCAAGCTCGATATTCTTTCGTATGGCAACCGCGTGCGGCGTGGCCATGTTTATGGTTTACGCAGGCCTCGCCCTTGACGCCAAAACCGTGCGATTCTTGTGCCGCCTTCACCCGAATGGCTGCACAGGCGCCGCAACTAGGCTTGCGCCCGCTGCGAAGCTCTCCGTTGGTTGCGAATGTGAACTCGCCGCAATCGCACCGGCACTTCCAGCTTGGCCGGCGGCCTGATCGAGCCTGCACTTCCACCGCGATGAGCGAACCGAAGCGCTCTCCGGTCAGGTCGACTATCGGGCGTCCCATAATCAGCCCGCCGACCTTGCCAGGAGATTTGCTGGCACAGTTGGTTTCGAATGGTCGTAACGCCCCTCGATCTCGTCAGCGGTGGGGAGCCTGGCGTGCGGCGTCATCGTGACGACGTGGCGTTCCCCGGTGTCCTGGAAGGCGAGGTCGACCATGTCGTAGCCATAGAGGCGGTCGCGGATCGGGGCGTTGGCATCCATCAGCGAGCTCACCGCCGGGAACCCAATCTCGATCCCTCGCTCCGCCGCGATGCCGAGATGGAATTCGACGCAGGCGCGGCCCTTCTCGGCGAGGTGCGAATTCGCATAGGTGAAGTCGAAGCCCCAGCAGCTGATCTTCTTCACCCCGATGTGCACGGCGTAGGCCACGGCATAGGCCGCCGTGCTGTTGAAGTATGCCCAACCGCAGGAGTTGATTACCTCCTCGAGGGGATATGCGACCAGGCCCGGGTAGCCGGGGTGCGCCTGGCTGGTGTAGATCGGGCCGGGGTGCTTGCGCATCCATTCCAGCATCCGGGCGATGTTGCTGTCCGGACGGGCTGCGGCGCGGACCTCCTGGACGCGGACGTCATCCATATGGAAGACGCGGTCGCACTGCACGACGCCGGCGACACCGTTGATGCCCCAGACCTCGTCGCAGAAAGCGTGACGGCCGCCCAGCCGCTTCACGATGTCGACATAGGCCTCGAGCGAGGGACCGAGGCCGAGAATGCAGACGTGCGCCGGCGCCGTTTCGACGGCCGGCGGCGGTGCGGCCGCGGTGATAGGCTTCACCGAGCGGTTCGACCGCTTCGCTGTCACCACGAGGGTGCGACCCTCAACGTTTGGTTCCACCTCGGAATCTGGCCCGAGCTGCCCATACCAGCCTGTGACCTCGAAGCCGGCTTCCTGGAGCAGGGCGGCGAACTGGACCCGGGTGTAATGGCGGTGGTGGAACCGGTATCCCTTGAAGGGGAACACCGCCTCGTTCGGCACGCTGGCGATCAGGATGCCGGCGACCTTGCGCAGCTCGCGCAGCATCGGCAGCGGATCCGCGAGGTGCTCGATGGTCTCGAAGCAGACCGCGGCGTCGAAGGCGCCGCGCTCGTACCCGGCGATTTCCATGACATCGCCGGCGCGCAGCGCGACCTTGCGGCGCCCGAAATGCGCCTTGCCATAATCTATGGCGGCTGCGCTACGATCGATGCCGATGACGTCGTGGCCGGCGTCAGCGAGCACGGCGCCCCCATATCCGATGCCGCAGGCGAGATCGACGACGCGCTTCTTGCGCTTGCCGAGCAGCTTCGCCGCGAATTCGTACCGCGCCACATGATCACGGCGGATGCCGCCGATCGTCGGCGCCACCTGGCGCTCTCCGTTGTCGAGCTCCGGATAGATATGCATGTTCATGAGGGCTTCCTGTTGTCGAGCAGGAGAGTACGCGCCGGCTTGTCGAAGGCCGGCGCGCCAGAAAAAGCTTACGAGGCGGGCTGCGACGCAGCGCGCTGGATCGCGTTGGCGGAGATCAGCGTGCCCGCGGTAACCGTCGATTTGACGTTGCACTGCACGTAGCGCTTGCCGCCCTTGTAGCCGATCTTCTTCGACACGTTTTTCGACGTGCCGGAGGTGCGGGTTGCCGCTGCGGCGACGCCGGCGGCCGTTTCTGTGCCGATCAAATCGGCGTCGGCTGCGGAGGTCATCGTGCCGGTGACGTCGCCTTCCTTCACGGTGACGGTCAGCGTCGCGTTGGTCGCGGTGATGGAACCGTAGCCGATGTCGAACAGGACCGGGCCGATATAGCCCTTGCGGTCGATGATCTTGCCGGTCTGGCCGGTGCCGGTGGTGCCGACGGCAACGGGGGAAATCGCCCGCTGCACGTTGTAGCTGGAATAAAGGTCGTCCATTTCGGTCTCCCGTAGTTGGGTTGCAGGGAAGGGTGAGCTGAGCGCGGAGCCCGCGATCGGGCCCCGCCAAAGGTCGGTTCAGGCGAGATCGGCCAAATGCGACCTCCATTAGGTTAGGTTGATTAGGCTGCCAGCGCGGCGATGATTGCCGCGGCGCTGATTGGTGCTGCGTATTGCTCGTAGGCTGCAGTCGAGAGGTGTGTGCCGTCTGGATAAATGGACGTGTCCGCAGTCGTGGCGACCAGGCCCAGTACGGCATCCGCAGCAAAATCGGCCACGGTGTACCCGTTTACGGAAGCATTATTGCGTATCTGCGTATTCAGGTCTTGCCGGTCTAGGTCTTTTGCGCTTCCTGCGGCACCAAAACCAGTTCTTGGCAAACACGTACCCACCACACAGCGCACACTTGAGCCCTGCGCTTTCCGGTTGGCAACCCATGTCTGGATCTGGCCCATGATGGTCGATGCGACGCCCGTGCCGGCGAGGATGTCATTGGTACCGGCCCACAAATGGAAGACATTCTTGCCGCTAATCGAACCGCTGTAGAGCGTCCCCTCCCTGGCGGCCTGATTGGTGGCGATCGTCGCCATGGTTTGACCGGCAATGCCGAGATTCCATATCTGCTTATTCGAAGCCGAGACGGCAGCAGACGCAAGGCGCGGCAAAGTCTTGCAGTCGTCGGTGTAGACGCCTTCGGTGATGCTGTCGCCGACGAAGACCAGGTTGTTGTCGAACGACGTCGGAATGCCGAAAGCGGCAATCGCTGCCGTGCGGGCATCCGTGATCTGCGTGTCAGTCAACTGCGACGGGTAGATGGCGAATAGGCAATAATCCTGCCGCGCCGCCTTGTTCCAGGCGCTCGCGACAGAGCTGAACCCGAGATATCCGCCTGCGATAGCCAGCGTCGTCGGCGCGGTGATGGTGCTCTTGCTGCCGGTGGTGCGGAAGATGCCGGATCCGGTTGCGCCGGTCCCCATGCCGTAGAACTCGAGCACGTCCTTGGCCGCCGGCGTCTTGTCGTTGACCGCGCCAGGATACCAGCGAATCGACATTGCGTTGCTTTGTGAGAGCAGCAGCGCGTCGGACTGAGCGTTGTTCGGGAACTCGTAGGGCGTCATGCCTTGGAGCGACACCGAGGAGGCGAACACCATGAGCTTGGTATTGCCAAGGCGATCGAATGCAACGCCGGCAGGGATATTGAAGTACCGCGGAATTGCGTTGGCTTGCGTATTGTCGGCGCGGCGCGTGCCGGCGACTATGGCGTTGCGGCCCGCCAGCAGCCGCGGCATATTGGCTTGCGTGGTCTGCGTCGCGTGGTTTCCGTTGCCGCTCTGGTCGTACCATGTTTTGACCAAGATGGTATCGGACGCCGACTGCTTGAACGCCATGGCGGTGGCGATGTCGATCTTGCGGCTGATGGTGCGGAAGCCGATGTCCATCTCGGCGCTGTCGGAGGTGCTGCACGATGCGGCAGCAGGCAAGCGCTGAACCTGAGATGGCGTTGGTCGAGTAGATAGCGCCGCCTGCGCCAGGCGCGGGCAATACGAGATCTGCTCCGGCCGCCTCTGGGATCGCGCCTCCGCCAGCCAGAGCAGGCTGTGTCAGCGGCCCGAAGAGCCGATCAAACAGCCTAGCCACTGAACACTCCGCACGCAGCACCAGCAACGCGAGAGAAGCGGTAAGTGCCAGGCGCGGAAATCAAAAGCGACGGCGCTGTAGAAGTCAGGGAACCTACAACATTGTAGGCGCCCGCGTCGTCCTTTTGAGTTGCCATGATCGTCCCCGGCCATCAGCTCGCGGCCAAAAATGATGGGCGGCCACAAAGGGCCGCCCGCCAGTGACTAGGATCAGGTCGAGCACTTCAGCTTGCGGATCGCCTCGGCGAGGACGACGCGGCCGCCGGTGCGCCGACGGAAGATGAAGCGGATGTTGCCGCTGGTTGCCTGGGTGTACGGATCGCGCAGCATTTCCATCGCGACGCGGTCGACGATGGTGAATGCCCGGCGGAAGTCGCCATAGGCGATTGGGTAGAGGCCGGCGCCCTCGGAAGGCATGTCGGGGAACTCCGCATAGGGGTCGCCGTCGATCGTGTTCGGCTTGCCCATGGCGATGCCCGGCATCCAGATGTAGTTCTTCTGGGCGTCCTTCAGCTTGCGGACCGCGCCGATGGTGGTGCGGTTCAAGATCCAGGTCGCGTTCGCGGCATAGGCCGTCTTGATGGCGTGCTTCAGGGTGAGCAGGCCGTTGGCTTGGCCGTCCGCGTCAGCGATCGTGGCCGCGGTACCCGACACCGTCTCAGCGACGGAGCCGTTGGTCAGAATGCCTTCGTATTCGCCGACGCCGGTGCCGGAGACAAACTCGGCGCCTTCCTTGACGGCGAATTGCTCCGCGGATTCCTCGCGGATCTCCGCCTCCATGTCGAAGGCGGCGTCCTCGAGCATCTGATTGGAGATGTCGATGAGGGCATACATCTCGGGAGCGTTGAGTTCCTCGAGGCCGTAGGTGAGACCGGTGGTCTCGCTCTTGGTGCCGTTTTCCGTGACGCGGCGGGCAGCGAACTGGCCCGTGCGCTTCGGGATCTGGATCGCCTTGTTCGCGGTGTTGCGAATGCGGACGATGCCGCGGGCCGGGCTGGAGAGCGTGACCGCCTTGATGATCTCGGCGACGTACTCCGTCGGAGCGAGATAACCGCCGGCGGTGTCGGTCGAGACGTTGAGCGCCTTCGCCTCATTGGTGACGTCGGACAGGATCTTCTGTTCGTCGGCGCTGAGGTTGACGACACCAACAGCGTGGGCGCGGACGACAGCCTTGGCCCAGTTGTTGAACATCACCTTGGCTTCGTCTTTGTCCTTGCGGGCGCGGGCGTCGTTGGGGATGCGGGCGAGGGCGATCTCGACGCGCTCCGCAGCATCCTTGGCGGCCTTTGCCTGCTGCTCGGCGAGGGTCAGCTTCTGGTTGATGCCTTCGTACTGCTGAAGGGTGGTCTCGATCTTCCCGAGCTTTTCGCCGAGCAGAACGTCGGCAGAGCCCTTCTTTTCGATTTCCTTCAAACGGGCATCGTTGGTCGCCTGGAACTGCGTCCAGGCGGTCATGACAGGCTCGATCGCCTTGTCGATCTCAGTCTTGATTTCGGTCAGTTCCATTGCGGAACACTCCTATTTGCGGATGAGGTTTGCGAGCTCGCCGAGGCGCGCCCGGATGTGATCGCCAATCCCGTCCTCATCCCGAGGGTCCGGCTTTGCCTTGAAGCCGCCAGCGGCGATCGCTTTGGCGGCAGCATGCGAGAAACCGCCTACATCCCGTAGGAAGTCCTCGAATTCACGAATGGTCTTGATCTCGTCGGCGAAGTTGTCCTCGCCGGCAGCCGCCTTCATGGCGTAGATCCTGGCGAGCGCATTTGAAGGATCGTCGACGAGTGAGACTTCACGCAACGTTGCGGTCTTGATGAAGCGTTTCGCCTCCCCTGGCCGGTCACTTCCCTTCCTGGAGCCGTTCGGCGGTACGCGATAGCCGATGGAGAGCCCTTTCAAGCCGCCTTCGCGCGCCTGGGCCTCATTCCACTTGCCTTGTTCGGTATCCAAGCCGATGAGGCGGCCCTTCACATGCAGGCCATTCGCATCTTCGGACATCGCGTCCCAGACCCCGACCGGCTCCTGGCGGTTTCCGGTCATGGCGCCGTGCATCTTGTACATCGGCGGCAACGGACGGCCCTCGCGCTGGCGGTCGAGGAGTGACTTCGCGAAGGCGCCTGGCTCAATGACATCGCCGTGGCTATCGATGTTGCCGAAAACCGCGCCGTATCCCTCAAAGGATCCGCGAGGAGCGCTGCCGTTGTCCGCGAACTTGAATTCGAACGGCGCGCCGATGCAGCCGATTTTCATGTCAGATCACTCCGTAGCTGAGCCGCTGTCGGCGCGGTCTTGCGGGTTTGGGTCGACTTCCTCGAAGATTTCAGGGCCGAAGACGAGCTCGCCGCGGTAGGGTTCAACCTTGTCGAGATCGACGCCGGCCGCATCCATCGTGATCGTCACGTGAGGCTGGTATTCCGGCCAATCCCATGACGCCCCGGCCTCACGAATTGCCATGTGCCTCCAGGACAGATCCGTCGACGCGAAGAGCAGCGCGATCGCGGCGCCATCCTTGCCGAGAGCTTCAACGACACGCGGGCCGCCAGGCGCGATGGTCAGCGTCCCCTTTGGGTTCTGCACCCAGTTCTCGCCCACGGTCAGCCAATCGATCCGGGCTCGGCTGTAAGCGATCGTGACGTGCAGCTCGTCGGCCGGAAGCGTGTTCTTGAAGCCCTGACCATGCGCCCATTTCAGGAACGCGTCGGTGTTGAGCAGCTTGCGGCAGACATAGAGCGAGCGCGGCGTCGCCTTCGTCTCAGCCTGACCGGGCTTCGGCTCCTGGCCGGCCGGCGCCATCGTGGCGGGCTGCCAAACCTCGTCCATCTTCGGTTCGTCGTCCGGATTCCAGCCGTCATCCTCGCGGACTTCATTCGGCCGCAGCCAGCCAGGGGACGAATTGGTTCCCAGGGCCGCCTTGTAATACTCGGTGCGGTCCTTCAACGAACCGCGCAGCAGCTCCGAGGTGTCGCAGCGACAGTAATAGCCGGCGGCACGCTCCTCCTTGGTGAGGATCTGTGTCTCCACCGCGGAGCGCACCGATTTGATCCACGGCTGCAGCGTGTAACGGACGTGCGCCTCGAGGAATGCATCAGCGCTGGCGAAAGTCGGTGACTGGTCGCCGGCATGCCCCAGCATGATCGGGAAAACGCCGAGCAACCGGGCGATTTCCTCGATCTGGAGCTTGCGGGTGTCGATGTGCTCGGCATCGACACCGGATTGGGTGATCTGGTGCCACTTCAAGCCGCCGGAGAGAACCGGCGTCTTCCCGGTGTTGGCGACGCCTCCGAAGCTTTCCTGCCACTGCGAGCGAAGGTTGTCGATTTGCGCTTTGGTCAGCTTCTGGTCGGATTCCAGCGCGCCGCTCGGTCTCGCCCCGTTGCGATGCAACTGGGCGTGGGTTTCCTCTGTCGACTTCGCGAGCCCGATCGCTTCGCGACCGATGACGGCCGGATCGAGCCCCTTGTAGGTCGACCACGACGGGCCCTTGATGTGCAGGACCTGGTCGGAACCAACCGTCGCGAACCCGCCTCCCTCGAAGGTGAGGTCATAGGTCACGAAATTATACTGGTTGGGCAGGTTGACCGCGGCGCATTCCGGCCGGATCGGGATCAGCTCCTTCAGCTGGCCGCCTACCATCACCTTGTAGGAGATGCCGTCGCCCGCGCCGGCGGCATGCATCAGAGTGGTGCGCCAGAACTGGAAGGCGTCCTGCAGGTTGTTGGCGCGATGCAGTAGGACGTCATAAGCCGGATGGTCGATGGCCGGCTCCGTTCCTTTCGAGCTCCGCTTATGGATCTCGATCGGCAGCTGGGCGATGCCCTCGGCTATGACCAGGATGCCCCGATGAAACGGGGTTACCTGAAGCGCCGCCGATGTCGAGACCTGAACGCCCGACTTCGTCGGCAGGCCCCAGCCCCCGTTTATTGCCGCCCACAGTTCCGGCGAGAAATCCACCGCCTTGGCTTCATCTTCGCCAGCAGAGACGGGCGCCGCGTCCTTCCGGCGCGGGACCAGCGGTACCGATCGCATATAGTCGCGCCTCTCAGATTGCGAGGATTTCAGCTGTTCCGGCGGCCTCCGGATTGAGGCCCATCAGGACCTTGGCGTGAAGGGCGGCCATGAGCGGGTCGATCTTGGCGGAACCGGATTCCTGCTTGTCGATCGAGATCGCGTTGCCGCGCGGCACCACCTTGGCGTTCCCGACGGCAAATCTCATCAACGCGCCGCCGTCATGTTCGATGACGCCGCCGGCGAGATCCCGCTCGGTGTCCTTGATTGCGCCGTTGAGCTTCCAGCCCTGCGAGATCCCGACGATGCGGTCCTTCTCGATCGGGCTTTCCTCGCCAGTAAGGGCCTTGGTGATCGCGGCGACACCGAAGGAATCGACGCCGATGGAGTTCTCCGCGGCAAGCTTGCCGGAGGCCTCGATCTCGAAGACGATCTCGGCGAGCTGCTCGACGTCCTCGCCGGGGAGGTCGACGAAGGTGAGCTCGCCGAGATCCGAAAGCTCCTCGAGTTTCGAGGCGATATCGGTGCGGCGCTCCTTCACGATCTCGTGCGCCCAGGCGTGTGACCACAGTAGGAGCTTGCCCGTGGGTTCCTCGCGGCCGAGGACGGCAAGGCCGAGCAGGTCGTCGAGGCCGCCGCCATCGATCCCGATCACGATGACGTCGGATCGACGGATCACTTCCTTCAGCGTCAGCGTTCGATCGACATTGGAAGCGCCGGTCTTCGGATTGCCAAGCCAGAATTCAGCGCCGGCCCAGCTGCCCGACTTGAGCCCGAGGCCCGCCTCGATGTTGAAGTGCTTCGAGACGAACAGGCTGAGCGATGCGGTGCCCTCGAGCTCCTTCTTGCGGAGCTCGGTCGTCAGCCACTGCACGTCGACCGAATGTCCGATGCTCGGATTCGGGATGTGCCAGGTCTTCGGATCGCGCCACGCCTGGTCCTTCGCCATTTGCGGCGGATATTCATAGATCAGGGGAAGGGAGGTGGGATCCTCGATCTTCCCGTCGCGGACGCCGCGGTGATAGAGCAGCTTCTGCGCGAAGACGCCGGTCGGCGGATCGTCACTCTGCGTCGTCGCGTAAATCGTGAATCCTTCCGGCCGCGACGCCTGCGATCCGGTGACCTCGGAAAGCACGTTCGCCGAGGACGCCTTCTTACCGAAGAGCCAGAGCTCGTCGATGAAGGAGCAGATCGCCTTCTGGCCGCCGACGACATCGGCGTCTGCCGATTTCACCGCCAGCACGCTATCATCGAGCCGATTGATGATCTCGCGCGTGGTGTCGCTCGGCTTGAACCGCTTGAAGAGGGCGTTGTCCTCGGTGATCATCCCGTGGGCGGGCAGAAAGCTGTTGTCGGCGACGTCCTTCGTCGGCGCCAGGATCAGATATTCGCCCATGGCGCGCTGGTTCATGATGAGCGCCGTCACCATGATGCCAGCCGCGATGGTCGACTTCGCGTTCTTCTTGCTGATCAGGACGAGAAATTCCCGGATCAGCTGTCGTTTCGCCGCGCTGTCATGGGCGCCGAACACCACCCAGACGAGATCGAAGATCCATTGCGGGCAGACCTCGCCGAGCGTCGGCTTGCCGATGATGTCCTTCACCTTCAGCCGCTTGAAGATGCGCAGCGCTTTCTCGGCGCGGGCGCGGTCGATCGGCAGGCCATCTGGGATCAGACTGCGGCCGGCGATGATGCGGGCCTCCCAGTCTAAGCAAGCCGTCGACCAGCCTTGCATCAGTTCGGCTTCGTGCCCGGCAGCGGCGCGAGATCGTCACCCCATTCAGAATTCACGCCGGCGTTGAAGGCGTCCTCGCGCTGAACTTCCTTCTTGCCTCGCTTCGCCGCGCGCGCCGGTCCAGCGACAGGCGCTGGTGAGGCACCATCCTTCTGCTGGGCTTCGAAGTCCGCCGCGGCGCCGGTGACCCTGGTCATCTCCTCGAGCCGCTTGATCAGCGTGGCGTTGCCCTTCCGGGCGCCGCGCTCCATCCAGGTCAGGATCTCGCGGCGCTTCTTGGCGTAACCGTTCTTCAGCTCCTCGTCGAAATGGAGCTCGAGCGTTGGAACGGAGCAACCGATCGCCCGGGCCACCGTCTCTTTGCTGTCGCCACAGGAGACCATCAGTTCGACGGTGCGGCGCATCGCGGCGGTTGGCTGGAACGCCGGCCGACCGCGGCCGCGCTTGGGTGTCTTCATGCTGGCTCGATCGACAAACCGCCGATTATTTTCGGGTTTTGAGCGCCACAATCCCGTTTTTCAGGGTGGCTAAAAAATTTTGTGAACATGAGCCCCGGGCGGTTCGACCCCCGGTTCGCCCCAGAGATCGAGACCCCCCCCGGTTCAGCGTGGGCCAGACTGCTCTGGATCGTGAGGTTCAGTCGACGCGATGACACGGTCATGGAATTCGCCTTCGACCTGGATCTCGCCGATGATCTCGAGTCGGAGAACGTTTGGTTTCCTCTGACCATCGAGGTCGAAGGAGACGCGGGTGACGCCTTGGAGCGGAGCACCGTTCATCTCGATGCTGCACAGGGCTGGCGTCTCACCAACCTTGATCTTGAATGTGTTCTTCATCAGAACGCCTGTCTCATCCGTTCGGCTCGAGCAGCGGCCGTCTTGAGGGTGTGGTGCTTTCCGCAGAGGCATTGGCCGTTGTCGAGGTCGAGTGGTGCACCACCATCCTTTCGTTCCACGATGTGGTCGGCGAAGAGACGTGATGGATATGAGACGGCACAGCGCCGACCATCATCAACGGCCTGGCACCGATAGCCAGCACGCTGCAGGACACGGTCACGCCATGCTCGATGCTCTGGTGTGAGCAGCTCTGGATCCGCCTTCTTCTCTATCGGTCGAGCTGCTCTGAGATCGACGGTGCGGAGCCCTGGTCTGATCTGCTTCGCCATATGAGGAGCGTACCGACGAGAGCTCGCTGTCAAAGCGAGCGATCTCGATTCTGGAGGTTTCAGGATATAGTGCTAACCTGCAGTCGTAGAGCTCTACGAAGGCGAATGCTCGCTTGGGCTCGCCTTCGTGGTCTGCGCTTATCAGAACTTGGCGTCTACGCGAGGAGGGAAGACGCGAAGAGAACACGAAATCTGCGTCGATGCGCAAATCACAAGTTTTTCACTGTGGCGGATGTCCCGAGGGGACAGCGGTTTTGCGCGGTCCGCGAGGAGATCTGTCCCGGCTTCGTCCCGCCGACGTCCCGCAGCGATCAGCCGGTTTTCCTTGACGGCTTCTTCGCCTGTGCCGGTTCTTGGCTTGATTCGGACGGCTTCACCTTGCGCTGCGCCCGCTTCCGGTTCGCCTTTTCCAGCCGCTTCTTCAGCGCCTTGATCTCGGCCGGAGTGGGGTACCGAGGCTTCGCACCAAGCTCCATGAAGTGGCTGGCATGCTTCTGCGAAGGTACCTTGATTGGCGCGATTTCTGGCTCGATTTCGGACACCGCGTCAACGCGGTCGCCCAGCCATGCAACTTTCTGCTGGTTTAGCCGATCCGCAATGGCTTGGCAGATCGCGGTTATGGCGCGCCGAAGCGTTCGGGAATTGATACCCTCACGGGAGGCGAAATCGTTGAGAAAACGACCCTTTTTGGTCTTCTGCCAGGCCCAGGCGTAAAGCAGCTTGCGCTCCGATTCAATCGGATGCGCGTTGATCCAACCCCATGTCGTCGTCATCCTGGATATCGCGCCGGGCGACGGCATGCGCTTGTAGCGGGCATCGGTGTAGCCGTAAGCATCCTCTCTCGATTGCACGACATCGGGCCAGAAGGTGCTGCCACCTCCGCGGTGGTTCGGGCAAAGCATCAGTGTTTCGGCGGCTTCGAGCACCCTGAGCTCAACCGTCTTCGCTGTCCACCACGCCTCTGCTGCTACCGTCATGCCGCCGAACCCCGATCCCGTGCAATAGTATCATGATCGCGCAGCTGCTCCGCAATCAGCACCCGCATCACGTGGGCGAGTGGGAGGCGGAGCCCGAGCTGCTTGGCGTCGCGGCGCACCTCGGCGAGCGCGATGCGGTCGAACTGATCGAATAATGCACCACCGCGGGCCTCGATCGCGGGGTTCTCCAGCAGCGCTGATATCGCCTGGATGGTTTCGCTGTAGAGTTCCGTCGCGTTGTCACGGGTTTCCACGATGAGGCGCAGCGTCATGGCGAGGTGAGCCTCACCATGGCGTTGCCCGATCTTCTTCAGCGTCTTCTTCGCGAAGCATTCCCGCGGTCGGCGATGCAGCGGGCGGTGATCGGCCGGTTTTAGCAGCCGGATCCCGCACTGCTCCGCCACCTTGAAGATGTCGGTGCGGTGCTTCATCGGCTGCCACCTTCACCGAAGACGCGCCGGCGTTCCTCCTCGAGCTCGCGATTGCGGTCACGGCGGAAGGTCTTCGCCGCGACCTGTAGCGACTTTGCTGCGGGCACCAGCGTCGCCTTGCCTGCCTGGATCGCGGCATAGGCGGTCTCGAACCGCTTGGGCTTGCCATCAGGACCATCAAGGATGTCGTCGGGCTGCCCTGGACGACGCAGCACAGCGAAGTAGTGATTGCCAAAGGGGAGCGCTTCGATGCGAGTTTCGTCGGTCATGAGCCCCTCTCGTCAGGGGGACATAAACGGGACAATTCCGGGGACATTTGGCGGGACATCGCTTCGATTTGCTTTCGGTATGCGGCCAGCAACGCCTTGCGACGCGTGGGTTTCGTCGCTTTTTTCCGGTTCTGTCCCGGCGATGTCCCGTTTGCTCCATATCGGATAATGCGACGGCACGCCGATTTCGCCTCAGAGGCTGACAGCGAATACCATTCTCCTCTCAGCCAGGATGCCCCGAGCGCCCTGTGGAGCAACTGCTCAACGGCATGCGCTTTGCCGCGATCGAAGACGAATGCCGCATAGACAAACAACTCGCTCGGGTTGCCGATTTGGAGGCTATCGAGCCGGCCGGAGAGCAGCGAGGATTTCCCGATTTTGACAGGGCCGCCGGCGTCCGAGGCGATGATGTATATGAGCCCGAGATCGAAGGTGCGGATGAACCGATCAACCTTGGTGATCTCTTCGGTCGAGAGAGCCATCACAGTTGAATGTCCCCATCGATGACGTCGGTCATGCCGGCGCTCATTTCTTCTGGCCGCGAGAGCGACGAGAAATCGAAGTTATTGTCGCCAGCCTTTTTGAAGCCGGGCACCGGCCGGCCCGTGAGCCAGACATATGGTTCCGCTCGCCCGATCCATTTCGCGCCAAGGAACCGCTCGCCTGCGCGCTGGAGGCCCTTCTTGATCCGCTCCGACTTCTTCCTCGGATCCTCGTCGTCGACCAGGCTCAGCGCCGCATATTCCTGGCGCCAATAGCCCATGCGAACTACGCGGGTGATGCTGCGTGGAAGTTTCAGCATCGGGGATGGTGCTTCACCATATTCCTCGAGCGCCTTGATCAGCGCCGTCATCGCCATGATCTGCTGATCGGATAGCCGCTTGTCGTCGTTGATCTCAGGAGTTTGCCCGCCTGGCGCAGCGCAGACCACGCTGGTGAGCAGCTCACCCGTTGGTCGCTTCCCGAGGACAACCTGCTTCAGGATGAAGTCCCAGCCGTGGCCACGCTCACCATCCTTGTTCTTCTGGACTGTGGCGCGGTGGATCTGGCGGATCAGCTGAGTGCCGTCATCCCGGTTGGTGACGTCGACGCGCGACGTGATCTCGAGCTCAATGGCGTTGTCGACGTTGGCGAACAGCGAGGAGTGCCCACGCGGATTGTTGCCGTTCCGCGGCTTGTGGTGGACCATCAGGACGGCGGTTTTGCACTCATCGCGGATCCGCTCGAGATTGTTGAGCACCACCGACATATCCGTGGAGGCGTTCTCGTTGGCACCTGGTGTCGCCGTCGCCAAGGTATCGATGACGACGAGCTCGAGCGGGGAGGAAAACGTATCTGCCCAGGCCTTGATCTCGGCGATCAGGGCGTCGGTGCCGCGGGAGGTCTCCACATCCTCGGGGTCATCGGATTTCGCGAAGAGATCGACGCGGGCGGGCAGCAGGATGAAATCCGGATTTTCATCCTTGTCCATGTAGGTCTGCCGGTACGCCCGGATGCGCTTCTTCACACCGATGCCACCTTCGCCGGCCTGGTAGACGACGCCACCTCGCCTGACGGCGCGGCCGTTGAAGTCGACGCCGCGGCACACCGCCATGCCGAGATCGATGGCCTCGAAGCTCTTCCCGGATCCCGATTCGCCATAGATCACCGCGACCTCATGCCGGGTGAGCACCTCGAAGATGAGATATTCGTGCTCCGGACCGGGCTCATCGATGCGCGCGAACGGCACCGCGTTGAAGCGCGATCGTGGTAGTTCCTTCGTCCAAGGCTTCGAATGCGTGTCAACGAGGTCGTAGAGCGTGCCGACGTCGACACCGGTTTGCGCCCAGTCCCAGATGTCGCCCTTGTTGGGCGCCTCAGGCCAGAACGACCTAATGTCGAGCAGACGGACAGACGACGCCACCGGCCGCAGTTGCGAGCCCACCAGCTGCATGTGGACGCGGCCGACATCATCGTTGTCCGGGATCATGACGATGTGGGCGCCGGCGAGCAGCTCGTTGTAATGCGGCGCCCATTTTTTTGAACCACCAGCATTGCAGGTCGCCGCGATACCTACCGCCCACAGCGCGTCGGCCTTCTTTTCCCCTTCGACGATGTGGATCGCTTGACCCATGGCGATCGCCTCGAGGACCTCGGGCAGCCGGTAGAGTGGGAGCTCGTCGACGCCGGCGAAATGCCGGCGCTCCGTCATCTTCCATTTTTCATAGTTGCCGGCGGAGTATCGGGTCCAGTTCTGGCCTTTCCCCTTCCGCATATAGTCGTCATCTATCAGTCCCGTGATCCAGACGCCGGCCTCTTCCTCGAAGCGGCGGCGCTGCACGAACGTCTTCTCGATCTTGCCGTGCTTGTTCAGCTTCCAGGAGCCATCTGGCAGCCTGGTCTGGATGCGGGCGACCTGGAAGACGGGGGCACCATCAGCGTCGACGTAATCCCAGGTGGCGACGGTCTCCTTCTTGCCGGGCCCGGCGAGCTGGTTGCTGCCGGTCTGCGGCGCCTTCGATGGCAGTTCGAAGCCGTTGTCACGCAGCCAGTCGACAGCCTCACCTTCGCTGAGACCCTGAAGCTTGCCGAGCAGGGCGAGGGTTCCGCCGCCCTCGTTGTCTTCATGGCTGAACCATGTGCCCTTCGCGAGATCGATTGACATCGATCCCTGTTCGCCAAAGCGGAGTTCCGCCCCCGGCTTCGACAGATGTGGATTTGGTTCCCCCAGCAGCATCCTTGCCACTGGTTCGATGTGCTGCGCGAGCAGCCGGGAGAATGCGTCTGCTGACATGCTAGGCGGCCACCTCGTCGGCCGGCTTCCACTTCTCGAAATCCGCCTCGATCTGAGCCCAGTTGGTGGGGTGCTGCGCCTTTAGGTCAGGCGTGTATCGGCCCGCAACGAACTGGCCGCGTTCGGCGCCGCGTTCCAGCCAGTCCCGCGTCCAGCGGCTCGGATCGATCTTGACGTGCTTGAAATCGGCCTTGGTGACGTAGCCGCGCCTCTGCAGGATGATGAGCAGCTTGATCGCCTGGATCTTCCAATTGGTGAGCGCCACCGGCGCGGAGTGACCGGCGCCGACGTCGGGCACATATTCGGGCAGCTTGCAGCGCGCCGGCGGGCAGCGGTCATACCAGTCGTGCTCGCGGCCGTCCCAGTAGTTGAGGTTCTTGTCCGGCAGATCGGGCCTGAACGCCGGCGGCCGCCAGCCGTAGCGCTCCTCGGTGTGATCGTCCGGATGGGTCATCGTGATGACCGTGATCCCGAGCATGGCGCAGATCGCCGACATATGCTGTTGGGCACGGCCGGCCGGTACCAGCGCGGCGCGGAAGTCAGGGCTTGGTGCGTGCGGGTGGTAGCCCCACTCCTTGGCGGCTTGCACGACGACCTCGGCGTTGAGCCTAAGTTTCGCTTCAACACCGACCTGCAGGCCATCGGCGCGCGCCAGCAGGATGTCGTACCCTTGGGTTTCGGCGTAGGCGGTCCAGCCCTTTGGCAACGCCGCGATGAACGCGGCGCAGAGTTCGGCTTCCGTCTTGAATTCCGGGCCTTTGCTCATCGCCGCTCCACCGCAACGGTTTTCCCGCCGCCTCTGAGCAGCTTGCCGAACTTCTCCTCGGCTTGGCTGAGCGCCGCCGTCGCTTTCTCGCCGTCGCGGACGATGCCGTCTCCGAAGAGGTGTTTCATCAGTGCGCGGTAGGCGGCGACCTCGGCTTGATCCTTAGTATCGAACAGCAGCGGGTGGCCGTTCTCGCAAACGGGCTGCCAATCGGAGCGATGGATTTTCTTAAACTCGGCCCGGAAGCCATTCGATTCCGGGACGGCGCGGATCTCGGCGTCGTTCATATTGTCACCTCCATTGCAGATGGAGGCGACGGTAACGCCGCACCGATCGTGTTGCGTTTTACGCGAAGGCAACCCATGGAGATCAGGCCGCCTCGTCTTCGTCGAGGTCCTCGTCGACCAAGTCGTCGTCATCCGGCTCCGTCGGCGGTGCCTCGGCAAGCGCCGGGATCTCGCCCGGGCCGCTGTACGTGGGCGCCCGCAACTCCGGTGGCAGCCAGCCGGTCGGAGGGACGTTCTTGACCGCGAACTCGACGAGCTCCTTCTTTTTCAGCTTGTCAGCCTTGCGGGCTTCATCCTCGTTGATGGCCTCACGGATCGCGGTGATGACGAACGGCTTCGCGATGCTTTTGAAGTAGTCCTCGGCATCGAAGGCCTCGCCGAGCGCCTTCGCTAGCCGGCCGGCGTCGATCGCAGCGGCCAGTGGTGACGAGTTGGTGTCGAAAGGCGGCTTGCCAGCATATGGCCGCTCCATGTGCACTGCTTCAGCCGCGCAGCCAGCGGCGGCTGCGAATAGTTCCTGGTCCGACATTGCGGACAGCCGCGCGAAGGCCCAGGCAAAGCTTTCCTTCTCGCTGTGCACCCGCCCGAAGCCGTCGTGATAGACGCGGACCGGACTGTCGGTATGCAGATGGCGATGGGCCATGAATCCGGCGAGCAGCGCGACCAAGCCGAGGCGCGGCTCCTCGCGCAGCGCGTCACGGACCGCTAGCGTCGCCTGGATGCTGAGACGATCGTGGATGGCATTGGAGATCGTCGGCGGTCCCTTCTCCGCCGGCTTGCCGTCCTCTGTCACCTTCTTCGGTGCCTGCGGCTTCACCACACCGCGCACAATCTTGAGATCGCCGTAATAGCTGAGCTCCAGCACGGCGCCGGCCTTGGCGAGTTGGTCCGGCGTCCACTGCCGGTCGGCAATCGCCTTCCGCAGGTCGGCGAGGTGGCCGCTCGCAACGTCGTTGCCCTTGGCGGCCAGCTTTTCCAGCTTTTTGATCTGCTTCTTCTCATCAGCCGTCATCTTGCCTTCGGACGGCTTTTCCTTCGACCAGCCATATTCCCACGCATACGGGAGGTCTGACGCCATGCTGGTCCATGACCATCCTTCCGCCTTCAAACCGGCGAGAGTTGCCTCGACCTTCTGCTCGGCGACGCGCAGCGCGATGTCCTTGTCAGCGATGATGTGGTTGTCGCCAAAGAGATCGCGGGTGACGCGGCCGCCGGCGGCCTCATAGGCATTGAGACCAGCGATCTTGATATGCTTCGCGGCGTCTCGGTCGGCACCGCCGAGGGCCAAGGTGACGGCATGGCCGTGCAGATTGCGGTCCTTCTTCAGTTTGGCGAAGATGCGCTCCTGGTCGAGGATGGAAGGCGCGAGGGTGAAGGCGCGCACGATCTCAAAGGCGCGACCGTTCTGGTCGAGCTCGCCTGATCGCCACGCCTCCAGGATGACGGGCGAGAGTCTACCCAGCGCCAGCATGCGCTTCACCCGCTTCGGCTCGATGCCAAACCGGGCTGCGATCTGGCTTTCGTCGAGCCCGCGATCGGCGAGCTCACGGAAGGTCTCGTAAGTATCGGCCTCATGCTGGGGGAGGCGGATGAAGTTCTCCGCCTGGCTGAGCTCGCGGGCGGCGTCGTCGTCGACGTCACCAATGATCGCCGGTACCTGGTAGTCCGGCGTCACCGCGACGCCGCCGGCGGTGTCCCCATCGGTAGCGAGCTCGCACAGCACGCGATGGCGGCGGTGGCCGGCGATGATCTTGAACTTGCCCGAGGCCTCGTCATGGCGCACGCGCAGCGCCTGGATCAGACCATGGGCGCGGATCGAGGCCTTCAGCTCCTCGATGCCCTCGTCGGTGCGGGTGCGACGCGCGTTGATGGTCTCGTCGGGATTGATCTCAGCAAGCGGAATCGTGATGGCTGTCGTCATGTCGGTGACCTTTCTGATTTGGATTTGCGGCGAGCTGCGACGGCGTGCTCGAGCTTTGCCACCGCCATGATCGTCGGTTTCAACTCGGCCGGCGCGTGGTCGTACCCGCGGTTGGATTTCCCGTTCAGGCGAGGCAGTAGCCCGATCGGAACTGGCTCCCAATTCGACGGGTCGGTATTAAGCCGATCGCCGAGGCATTTTAGAACGTAGCCCTCCGGGACGGGGCCGTGCTCTTTTTCCCAAAGGTAGCGATGCTTGTGGATTCGCCACGTCGAGGCTCCGGTCCATGGATTGGTCGCATTGGTGACGATCCAGATGTAGCCGTCGTCGCCGAGGGACTCGTGTCCAGGGCCGCGATGATTGTGTGGCAGCTGGCCCTTCTTGAACTGAGTGGCCGCGGAGTTCGCGTTATAGGGAAGTTTCTTGCCCTTGCTCCATGGCGCCGCACCTTTTTCGAAATGACCGGTGCGCCCCGTCTTCCATCCCTCTCGCTTCCGCATGCTGTGCAGCTTGGCTGGGGTTACATCGGGCCGGCTGAACCTCGCCACGAAGGCAGCGCACCATGCCTTGATCTCCATCGTGGAGTTGTCGCGCAGCCAGGCGATCTCGGCGTCGGTGTACTTAAGCCGGCGCCCCTTGTAGCGGCCTGGATCACGTCCGACCTTCCAACCGAGACGCTTGCGCAGCCCGTGGAGATTTATCTGCAGGACGTCCGGCCGGTCGAAAGCGGCCTGGAAGGCCCGATGATAGTCGCTGATCACCATGGCGCGGTTCGATTCGAGCCAGACCATCTCGGCAGCGCTGTAGGCTATGCGGCTGCGCCTCATGGTGCGCGCTCCCGGGCGGCATGCTCCAGTTCGGCGATGGCGAGTATCGTCGGCTTCAGCGCAGAGGGCGCCGCGTCGTAGCCGCGTCCGTAGCGGCCGGCGAGGCGAGCCAGCAGCGCCCGGGGGATCGCTCGCCAGTTCGACGGGTCCGTGTTGCGGCGGTCGCCGTCGAGACATTTAAGGGCTTCACCGGCGGGCAGTGCGCCGTTCAACTCTTCCCAGCGGATGAGGTGCACCAACCGCCAACGCGACTGCAGCGGCAGGCCATCGTGGATCTTGCGCTCCAGATAGCCATCCTTGTTGAAGCGCTCGGTGCCGATCGGCTTGTATTTCGCGGCCGCCGCTCCGGTCATGCTCCCCTTTTTAAACTGCGTTTCGGCTGCTCTGCCGCGCGCGGGATGGGGCTTGCCCTTATTGAACGGGATGGATCCTTTCTCGAAGCCGCCAGTACGGCCGGTCAACCAGCCCCTACGCGAGCAGAGGGCCTTGATGTCTTCGAGTTTGACGTCTGGGCGTCCGAAGCGAGCGACAAATGCGGCATGCAGCGCGCGACGGCTCATCGCCTGTCGCCACTCGATAAACGACAACTCCTCGTCGCTGTATCGGATCTGCCGCCCCTTCATTGCCCGTCGATCTCCTTCGGCGCGGAGAGCATCGGGAGGTCCTTGCGGAAGCGGTCGCCGTGGTTTGCGACAAGAGTCGCCGCCTGAATGCCGAGGCGGGCGTTGTCGACGATCGCGTCGGCGATCTTGATCATCGCCTCGGTCCGCTGGACCTCGCCTTCCAGCTTCTCGCCGGACAGGCCTTCCTCGGCCAGGCGTTCCATCTGCGCGAAAAGATGGTCGTTGAGATCGGTGATGCGGTTCTTCATGATTGGAAACTCCTTCCGGCTGTAGGCTTTCGCCACTCCTCGGCACCCTCGACGTCCTGCATCGCCTCTCGATCGAGCGCATGGCTCATCTCGGCGGCAGTGCGCCGCAACAGGTCAGTCGCCCAGTCGGCGGTGACGTCGACGAGCTCCTCGAGCTGGCGGCTGGCGTTGGAAAGCGGTCCGGTCATGACTGGCGCTCCTGAGCGTTAGACCAGGCGAACCAGCCGAAGGCGTGATGCAAGCTGCGATACCGGCCGCCCGAATGAGCGGCGGTCTTTGCTTCCCATCCTGAGAACGCGTAGCTGTCATCGGTGCGCCACCTGATGAAGAGACGTTTCTCCCAATGGATAAGGTCTTCCGGCAGCCACTCGGAGCGAATTGAGCCGTCGGCGCAGACCACCTCGATCGCAATCGGCTGCCAGGCGAGCGCCTCAAAGCCAGCAGCGGTCATGGCCTCGATATGCGACGGCGGGAGCGAAGCTCTGACCTTGACGATCTCCGCTTCGATGTCCTTCTTGCGCCGCGCCCAATCGCGCGCCGCTCGATCCGACGACGGCAACTCAAGCTCGCGCTCAATAACGCGAAGTTGCTCGTTTAGATCAGCGATTCGGGGTGTGGCCTGTCCGCTCATTTGCCACCTCCGGCGCCAGCGGCGTTCAGCCGATAGATTTCGGTGGCCGCGGCGAGCTGGCGGCCGAGGTCCTTAATCGTCTTCGCGGCGGGATCTCCGGCGAGCACCAGGCCGGCGTTGAGCATCACGTCAGTAAGCGTGAAGGTCTGCTCAACGGTGGACTGGCCGCCCTTCACGGCGACGACTGAGAAACCGCCTTGCTCAGTGCGGACCTCGCGCATCGTATCGGGCTGCGCGTAGACCTGGTTGGCGAGGATCGTCTGGCTTGTCGGCGCCGACGGCGGCTCGACGTCACCACGACGAACGAGATCGACGCCATAGTCGGAGAGTAGGCGAATGAGGTGATCGGCGCGCCGGCGGACTTCCTCGCGGCTGTCGTCGTCCATTGCTGCCCATGGCGACGCCGCGGCACCGAGCGTCTCTCGCCGAAGACACTCCGCCATCACATCTCTCAGCGGCCGCGTCATGGTTGCACCCATTTGCGGGCGTCGCGTTCAGCGAGGTTTCGTCTTGGGGTCTTCCACGACAGATGACCCTTGGTGACGCATCCCAAGTGGCCGTTGTGGCAACTATGTGCAGCCTGATCCAACGATGATGGTGGAGGACCGTAGACCTCTTCACAGACCACCCGAGATACTATCTGGGTGCGGCCGTCTTTCTGTATTTTGCCGTAGCCGGCGCCAGTCCGGCTGTACGGCCATGCGAGACATTGATCGCCGTCGTATGTGAGCACGGTCTCGCGCAGAAACCGCTCCGGCTCGCCATTTGGTGTTCGTTTTCCGGCAGTATCGCCATATCGCAACCAACGCTTATAGTGGACCGCGCACCATGCACGGCCGGCGCGCTCGCGATTGCAACCTTCGACGATGCAATTCGGAGAGGTGCGGCGGGGTTTAATCGCTCCCTGCGCGACAGCACTGCCATGCCTTCTCAGTCTCGAATAATGTGCATTGCAATAGCCCTTGCATCGGGCGACGCCTCGGCAGCCATCGACTTTGCAAGAAGCCCGGGGTTTACTGAGGCGGTGCGTTCTCACAGCCCTGCTCCCAGTTCATGAAGCAAAGCTGTTCTCGCCCGGAACAGGCGGCTCTTGATGGTGCCGACCGGGACACCAAGGGCATCCGCGATTTCTTCTTGCGGCGTCTCGTCTATGAGCGAGAGCAGGATGCCGCGAAGTTTATCGGGGAGGGTGTCGATGACATCGAGCGCGCGTTTGATGTCGACGGCGATCTCCTGCGTCGCCGCAATGGCGCGGGTATCCACCAGTTCATCCGTGTAGATTTCTCGGGTGTTTCGCAGGAGCCGTCTTTGCGCGACGTAATAGTTGCGCATGATTGTGGACAGCCAGCCCATAGCGTTGCCGCCGTCGAACTTGTCGCGATTGGCCAGCGCGCGCACGATCGTGTCATTGACGAGATCGCGCGCCTTTTCCGCATTGTGGGTAAATCTGCAGGCGATCCGGAACAGCTCAGGCTGCAGGATGGCTTCATCCAAGGTTACCGCATCGCTCATCCCGGCACCCTCTGTCCGAAGGCGCTGAACGACGGCTGATAGCCTTCAGCGATGAACCTGACGCCCTGACCCCAAACGGTCTCCAGAACGTCGAGACCGCCGGTTGCCGCCGCGATCTTCTTCCGAAGTTTGCAGATCAGGACGTCGACGATCTTCAACTGGGCTTCGTCGCGGCCGTTGTAGAGCGCCAGCATCAGCATCGGCTTCGTCATCACGGCGCCAGGGCGGGACGCCAACGTCGTCAGGAACACGGTCTCTTGGTGCGTGAGGTGGACGTGGGCGACGTCGCCGACGAGCTCGCCTGTGGCCGGCTTCAGGATGCAGCCAGGCAACTGAATGATCGACGGGTTGCCGTCGCGCTGGCGGCGCTGCAGAGCGAAAAGGCGCGAAACCAGCTCTGTGACGTCGATCGGCCATGGCTGCACATCGTCGGCGCCGGCGTTGAGCGCGACGGCGCGGCCAGGGGCACCAAAGACGATGGATTGCTCGTCGATCAGGGCGAAGAGCGGATTGCGGACATCACCCATGCGAAGATCGCGGCACATCTTCGCAGCGCTTTCCGGCCCCAGCGCCAGGAACAAGCCGATGGCATCGGGATCGCGGAAGAGCAGCGAACCGAACTCCTGTGGCGCCGGTTCCACCTCGCAGGCGATGTCGACGGCCTCAAGCGTGGCCTCGATCTGGATTGTTACCGATGGATTTGGCGAGCAGATGAGGACGTGCATCACCGGCCTCCCGCCGCCGCGATCGCCGCGCGGGCTTTCGCCCTGCAAGCATCGCTCATCCGGTAGCCCATGCCGTAGACGGTCTCGAAGTCGACGCCGTGCAGCCTGGTCTTGCGACGGATCCGTTTCATGTGGGAACGAATTGCCCAGTCGGGGTCGAGGAGTTCAACGAGGTGTCGATCGGTGTAGATCGAGGCCTGCAGCTGGCCGTATTCGGCTTCGCCGCAGGTGACCAACATCATGACGATGGCGGCTTCCGCCTCTGTGAGGCCGAAGACCTTGCGTGCCACATTGGCGTCGTTGCGGCCTGTCAGCTTGGCGATCTTGTCTTTGAGCTGGCGGTTTTCCTCCTCGAGCATTTCGATACGCTCGCGAGCCGTGATGGTGCGCGTCATGCGAATTCCTCCGGCCGGCGCAGCACCGCGTAGGTGCGAGGGCCGATGCGTTGCACGAACCGGCCGCCGATGAGGTGGCGGAGGCATTGGTAGTAGGTGTTGCTGTTGCCGATCCGGATATCGGCCATGGCGACATCACGGTTCACGGTGACGGGCTGCCCGACCGGTCCAAGCCCGGTGATGTAGGAGAGCAGCTCTTCGGCGCGACGCGGTTTCGAGGGCATCACGACCCCCGTCCTGGCGCGAAGAGGCAGATCGTTTTGCCGGCATCGAGCCCGGTCTGATGCGAACACCAGTGGAATTCACCGTCCGGCGAATCCTTCACGCGCTTGTCGGAGTAGGGAACGACCTCACCAGAAGGGGTATGATACCCGTCCGGCTCTTCCTTCACTTCGCCGGTGGCTTGCCTGCAGTCGTAGTTGGCGCAGCAGGCAAACGGATACTTCCATCCCTGTGGCTGCACGGCCGTCGGCTTCGCGTCGTGCGCGTGGGCGAGGCCGCCGCAGAGCATGAAGATCACGAAGGCGACAGCAGCGATCAGTCCGCCGATCGCCACCGCCATGGCCAGTGAATGGTTGCCGCGGTACCGGCTGCTCGTTGGGTGCGTCCTCATGCCGGCACCCCGTCGACACGGCGGACGATCGGCGCGAAGTGTTGGCGGAAGATGTCGAGCCGCTTGTCGTCCAGCGGCATAAAGGAGCGGTTGTCAAAGACCGGTTCAAATGGGCCGGTCGGGCTCGGCTGTTCCGGATTGCAGATCTCCTCGAAGCGGAGGAACAGAACTGATCCCAGGAATACCCTCGACCGGATTCTATAGACCCCGCCTTTGCGGGGCAGCGTCATCCCTTCTGGCTCTTCTCCCGGCATGTTGTACTGCCAGTTTTCGTCGATGCAGGCGACGAGCCGGCCGACGTGATAGTCGTCCATTTCAAAACCTCTCCGGCATTTCGGATTGTTGGTATCGGCGCTTCAGCTCTTCGGCCTCGCGCTTGCGGCGCTCGCTGGCTACGAAGAGGTCGTCGACCGGCTGGGTGTAACGAGGCGCCGATGTGCACTCGACGTAGGACCACACCGCCAGGGCATCGCTGCGGTCGAAGGACTGATCTTCGTCGTCCTTCTCGATCCAGCCCAGTGCCCGACACTTCGCCATAATCGCGGACTTCTGATCGCCACGACCCATGCCGACGAAATGTTTCTTGACCGACGCCTGGTTGACGCGGGTGTGCTGATAGACCTTCAGCTGAAAGGCCATGAACTCAAGAACGGCTGGCAGGCCGAGGAGGATGGTTGCGGTCTGGATGTTGGTCTGCCCTTGGACGAAAGAGCCGGGTAGCGGCGCCTCAATCGCGAGGAGGTCGACCGGATGCTGATCGATGAACTTGGTGATCCACCGGCCGGCACCCGAGAAGATGGCGCCGCGCGACGAGTTGTCCTTCGCGCACTCGATCGAGCCTGAGATCGGCTTCGTCCCGGCGGCGCCGTAGGCGTACCCCAGACGGCGTGCAGCATCGATCGCGAGAATGCGTGGTGCAGACATCCCAAGTCCTCACGCCCATTCGGGCTTGATTGAAGCGACCGCTGCTCTCCCGGTCTGGTCACGCCGAAGGTGTTGCGCTGTTGCTCGGGAGGCCTTGGAAGGCTTTGACCCTCACGCTGGGAACACGACGTCTGCCCGCTGCCTCAGAACTCAGTGCTTCGCGCCGGCGCCGTCCCATTCCTCTTTCGAGGCGCCGGCGCGGACCGCGTTGACGACGGCTGCTGTGGTTTCATCCTGCTGCCCGCCGTCTTCTTCATCGTCATCGGCGTCCTCACGGCTCACCGCGGCGGCGCCGAGGCCGAAGCTGGCGAAGTCGTCGCCGAGCGCCTGGCGGATATCGACGGCGAACTCGCGGTCGTCTTCTTCCAAGCCGTCGATCTTGTTTTCGGCGCGTTCCGCCAGCGCCTCCGACTTCCGGCGAAGCTTCTGCGCATCGGTGATCGCGCGGATGACGCCCTTGTTGACGCCCTGCTTCTTGGCGTCTTCCAGGATGGATTTCTGATCGTCGTTGGCGATCTTCTGGATCGCTCGCTTCTTCGCCTTGAAGTCGGCGTCGAGAACGCGGAGCTTCTCCTCGCGGTCCTGCTCGATGCGGTCGAACTCCTCGATGAAGGACGCCGCCTCGCTTGGTGTCGCGCGGTTCGGCCTTTCATGAATTGCAGTCATCAGCGGATCCTTTCTGCCGAGCGAAGGCTGGCGCGTTGACGGATGGTGGCTGGCTCGTAGGCAAGCCGGCTGTGGTACCGGCAGTAAGGGCTGGTCTCGGCGGTATCGTTGCCGCAGAAGTGGAAGCCTTCGACGAGCGGGTCGCCCTGCGGCCATCGACAGGTTTTGTCGGTGAGCTGCATCAGATCGAACTTCAGTGATGCCGGAGCGTGGCTGGTCTCAGCGCGGACGCGGATCGGTTCGCCGGCGACGAGATGCGCCGGCAGTCCTGGTGACGCGGCGCGCTGCTCGGCGCGCGCCTTCAGGTCATTGTGGTGCGGATTTTTGGCACCGCGCCAGGAGACGACTTCGGCCGTCCTGGCGGTGCGCTTCGGCGGTCGTGGCTTTGGCGCCAATGACGGACCGGCGGCGGCCTTGCGCCGGCCGGTCTTGCCCTTCCGTTGCGCGCCACCGCCAAGCTGCAGTTTTAGGCGATGGATGCGGCCGATCGCGGCGGAGCGGCTGCAGTTATAGAAGCTGTTGGAGATCTGCTGGGCGGTGAAACCCTGCGCGCAGAAGTCAGCGAGAAGGCGATCACGCTCAGCCGCTGAGATCGTCTTCCAATCTGGGAGATCGCTCATGTGACCGACCTCCAATTTTTCCCGGAATGGATCTGGCTAATGGCAGACTTGCTGACGCCGTACATCTCGGCGATGCTGCTCAGAGGTGCTTGGCCTTTAAGCTCCCGAATTTCGCGAACAGCATTGCTGGTCAGTTTTGACCAAGAAGCCTTGTCACCTTCCGGGAAAGTTCCATGCTCGCGTCGGTCAGCTAGATTGTCGGCCGTAGTTTTCCATGAGATATGGCCCTTGGTGACGCACGCGAGGTGGCCCTTGCCACACGAGTGGGCGGCCTCATGATCGGGCGTTGGTGGCGGACCATTGACGCGCTCGCAGACGAGCCGAGAAACAACCTTTCCCGCCAAATTGGCATAGCCAAAGCCTAAACGCGCAAATGGCCATATCAGGCACTCGTCGCCTTCGTAGGCAAGCACCACCTCATCGAGATATCGACGGGGATCGCCGTTTGGCGTCCGACCTGCGAGAGGATCGCCATTTCGCCTCCATCGGCCGTAATGAGCAAGGCACCATCCACGTCCGCGAGCGGGCTTCGCGCAGCCATCAATCGCGCAGGTTGCCACCTGACTGTTGTTCACCTTGGTGACGACGCTCATCATGCGTCCTCACCTTCTGGGCCTTCCGCCCTATTTTGCCGGCCAGCCACAATATCAGCCAGCCTAACCAGCGCCGGATGGGCATTCGTTGCCTTCCTCTTTTCCTCGTACGCGGCGTCCGCCTTTGCATCGAACTCAGCCCAGTAGGCTTTGAACACCGACATCCAACGGGAGACCTTCATCTCCCTCGCCGGCCTGTTCCAGCACTGGAGTATAACAGAGGCATCGACATGATGCCGGGTCTGAAGCCGGTGAGCGGCGGCCTCGATAGTATCACCAGGCCCGCGATGCTCCTTTTGCAGGAGTCTTTTGGACATCCGCTTGGCTTCCTGGCCGAGCCATACCGGGTCGTCGATGTGCGTTACATGCATCTTGCTACCCACGCCACGACTCTTGTCACGCATGACATGCTTCCTTCGCTACTTCTGCTGTCGGGTACTACAGCGAAGCCCGAATTGAGCGGGTTGAACGTGGACCTCTTGGCGCACTGCAATGCGCTGGCAGGTCGAGGAGTTTGGGAAAATGAACAAGCGGAACGGAAAGAGAGGTGGGCCACCACGCCAGGATGCGAAGGCGAGGGGCCCACCAAGCCGGCCAGGGCGTGCCGGCGAGCGCGCCGGGGTAGGGCGCGCGAGCTGGAAATGGAGAGGAAGACATGGCGAAAAGAACTCAAGTCCCCTTCACCGAGCCGGTGATCATCCCGTGTCTGTTCGTGAGCGGGATAGCGACTGAATTCATGCCGACATTTGTCCGCATCATCGGCTGGGTCGAATTGCCGTCTCTTCCCAATGAGCCGCACGAAAAACGCATCATTTCGCGTCTTGTGCTGCCGACGGATGTCGCCCGAGAACTTGTTGCTGCGCTGCAAAACGGGCTGCCGGCCAGACCCAACAATTGAAATATTTATGAGCGAGAAACCATCGCGATGGATCGCCTGTTGATAACTCGAAAGTTTATTTGCAGCCGAAGTATTGGTGATGCGTGATCCCCTCAGCCGGCAACCAGGCAACAACCGCCGGCGGGCAAGGGAGCAATCATGAGACTTACAGAACCAGCCGTCGTAGCAGACATCTTTGCGTCTGGCCTCGGGCGTATCGACATCCTCAACGGCGGGTTCGCTCGTTTCGTGATGTACGTGGAAAGACCGAGAGAGGACGGATCGATCGAATATCGGGTCGTCGCCAAATTCGTGATGCCGCTGACCGCGATACCCGATGCGATCCTGCAGACGACTAAGGCCACAGCGATCAGCGCGATGGGGTTCACCGAACCGGCATACAACTGAGGCGCTCATGCTGCGGCCTCTGAATTGGCCGCAAGCCACTCGCGGCGCGTCATGTGCAGATCTTCGAGCGTGACGCGACCGCCAGTGATGGCGACGATTTTGTCGGCGAGCGGTACGTCCACCGGCGACTCGCCGGTCTCGACCCGTTGTGCGCGGCGAGAAGGATTTGCCCCGCCACCAAGGCCGAGATCGTCAGCCAGCTGCTTCAGGGTTTTGCCGTGCGCTGCGCGCCAATCGCGGAGTTTCATGGCTCGGATCATTAGCACGCGATGCTAAGCTTCGCAAGGGCGGATTAGCACGGCGCGCGAATTACAATCTTAGCACGGTGCGCTATGATGCTTAAGTGACGACAAACATTGCAAAAATCCGCGACGCCAAAGGCATCTCCCAAGTCCATCTAGCGGAGAGGCTCGGTATGCATGTCACCAGCCTCAACCGTCTGGAACGAGGAAAGACCAACCCTTCGACGACTCGTCTTGCCCAAATCGCACGCGAACTGAATGTGCAGGTCGCAGAACTTTTTGCGGATGAACCGGAGGACCACGGCACGGTTCGCCTCGTCGGCTATGTTGGGGCCGGCGCCGCCGCCAGCTTTTACAACCACGATCACGGCGAACTCGATCGCGTAAACGCTCCCGCTGATGCCACTCTCGATACTGTGGCCGTCGAGGTCAGAGGGGACAGCCTGGGGCCGCTATTTGATCGATGGCTGGTCTACTACGACGATGTCAGATCACCTGTGACAACCGACATGTATGGCAAGCTATGCGTCGTCGGCCTTCCCGATGATCGCGTCCTCGTGAAGCGAATCAGGCAATCGCGCACGCCGGGCTTCTTCCATCTGGAATCGAATACGGAACCGACGATTCTCGATGTCCAGATCCTGTGGGCGGCTAAGGTAAAGGCGATGGAACCTCGCTGACATCGCCGATCTAAATTCCTTTTCCAGGGTGGTTGACAACGTCGAAGCGCGCGGTTAGACCGCGCGCGCTTCCCGCGCTCGGTTGGAGATTATCTCTAACCTTCATCGTAGAGCTCTACGTTAGACGAATCGCGATTTCGCTCGACGATTCCGTGTCCCGCTACATCCTGCAACGTTGATGTGTCCCGCTACATCAGAAGGTTGGCTGAACGCCAACCTTGATGCTGAGCCATACGAATCGGGATTAGCGTTTGCGCGCGCGAGGTAGGTTTGCCCGCCAACAATCATTAGCATCGAATGCTAAGTTTCCTGTTGCATGCCGTTAGCATCGCGTGCTAATGGTTCGGGGCATAGGAGCAATCCACATGCCCACCAACGTCCATTCCTTCCCCGAAATCGATCGGCTTCGCGCCGAGATCGTAGCTGAGCAGGCGCGCCGGCAGCGTATCGCCGTCATCGCGCTCATCGCCCTGATCGGCGTCGGCGTCCTGATCGCGGGGATCCTCTGATGCCAAGGCACCCAGAGACCCTCCATGAGCAGCGCCGGCGCTGCGCCTATGTCGCCGCGCTCGAAAGCGTTGAGCCCATCGAGACTGCGTTCGACCGCGTGGTGAACTGGCTGGCGGAGCATCCGCGCTTCACCGCCGCGTTGATCTGCATCGTTGCGCTGGCACCGCTCGCTCTGGAGGTGCCGAGGTGAGCAACCTCCCAACCATCGATGCTCCATCCATCGCCCCAACTCTCGACGATCTCCGCCGCGCGCTCGACCACGCGGAAACCGAGCTCGCCTGTGCCGACATGATCGACAACCAGGCGCGGCGTGTCGCCGAGACAGAACGCTGCCGCCGGCGTCGTGACGACATCAAGGCCCAGATCGCCCGCATCGAGGAGAGCTTCTGATGTCGATCGAAGACGCCCCAGAAGGCATCCTGCGCGCCTGGGCTGATGCCGGCGTGATCTCGTCGGCCCGGTATGTCGAGGAGATGGAGCGCCGGCGCGGAGCCGCCAGGCAGACGGTTGAACCGACACCGCCCCTCGACTACGCGCTCGATCGCGAACTCGACATTCCCGGTATCGCCGTTCTCGACTTCGTCAGCGATCAGGACGACGGCATCCCAAATCCGCGGCCAGGCGCATGGCTGGTCTTCTTCTTCGTCTCGACGGTGCTCATCGCCGGCGGGCTGATCTGGAGGATCCTGCCATGAGGCTGACCGACCAGCAGCTGCGCACGCTCGCAGAGGACGCTTTCACCGTCCTGAACTGGGCGAGGCGTCTCGGCTTCAACCGAGACCGGCAGATCGATGAACTCGTCAAAACCTTCGAGGTCAGCCTCGAATACCGGCAGCCGGCTACGACGACGGAGGCGCGGCCGTGACGATCAAGATCATCCGCCCCGCCGATCGCGCCGCCTGGTTGGCCGCCAGGTCGAAAGATGTGACCGCCTCGGTCGCCGCGGCGCTGCTGTCGATTCACCCCTACGTCACACCCTACGGCCTTTTCATGGAAAAGACCGGCCGTCTGTCGCCGGATGAGGAAGAGACCGAGGCCATGGAGCGCGGCAACCTCATGGAGCCCGTTGTCGTCGCCATGATCCGGAAGCGGTTCCCGGAATGGACGGTGATCTATGAAAACGATCGAGCCTACTATCGCGATCCTGAGCGGCGCATTGGTGCCACACCGGATGCCTTCATCGTGCGCGCCGATCGCGCTGGTACCGGGAACTGCCAGGTAAAGAGCGCGTCTGAGGAGGCCTTCAAGCAATACTGGTTGGACCCCGACACCGGCGAGGTGGTGCCTCCGATGTGGATCGCTGTCCAAGCGATCACCGAGGCGCGGCTCACCGGCTGCGCCTGGGCCTGCGTGGCGCTTGTCGTCATCACCTGGCGCGGCACCTTCCAACTGCACATCATCGATATCCCGATCCACTTCAGGCTCTGGAATCGCCTCGTCGCCAAGGTCGGCGAATTCTGGGCGATGGTGGAAAGCGGCGAGGAGCCCGATCCGGACTGGCAACGTGACGGCGAGGTCGTCATGGACGTCTATCGCAGCAGCACGCCGGAGCGACGCGACCTCACGGGCGATATCGTCCTCGACGACCTGGTGCACGAATATCGCCTCGCAAGGGCGATCGAGGCCGATCAGAAGGCTCGCGCCGACGCGATGCGGGCTCAGCTCATCCGCGCGCTCGGAAATGCCGAGATCGGCGAAACCATCAACTGGGAGATCTCCGCGAGGACCTCCTCCTACCGCAACGGCTCCCAATCACGCGTCCTTCGCGTCAAACCAAGGAGAGATCTCAATGGAAGTTTCTAACGCGCCATCCATCGCCGGTCCCGGCCATAACCTGGCGACGACAGGCGACATCCTTCGCGACCGTTTCAAGCCGGAGCTCGACGAGGTCGAAGATCTCGCGAAGCGTGCCACCGCGGCAAAGAATGCCCTCATCGACGGTGCGATCGCGAACGACAATGAGCGCGACACCTTCATCTCGCTTGGCATCGAGGCGCGGAAGCTCGCGAAGAAGCTGGACGAGACGCGGAAGACGACGACTAAGCCATTGCGCGATGAGGTCGCGGAAACCAACCGCTTCTTCGACACCATCATCGTCCGTCCGGAGAACGTGCAATCCGCCTTCGAGACCATCGTCGGCCGCTACGACGCGAGAAAGCGCGAAGAGGCGAGGGCGGCAGCTGCAGCTGAGGCGCAGCGCGCCCACGAGGAGGCGAAACGCAAGCTGGATGAGGCCGCGAGCAGCGGTCACAGCGTCCTTGGTGACGTCCTCATGCAGGAAGCCGTCGACGCCGAACATCGCGCCCAAGTTCTCGTCAATGAGGCGGTGACCGCCGGCAGCGGCCCGACGCGCACGGAAGTCGGAACCGTCTCGGCGACGGCGCGCTGGACGCACCGGATCGTGGAACCGTCCAAGATCCCGTTAGAGAAGCTGCGCCCGTACATGTCGATCGACGACATCGACAAGTTCGTCAGGGCCTACGTCCGCGCCAACAAGAACACGGCGCCGCTGCCCGGCGTCGAAATCTTCCAGGACAGCAAGACTTCATTCCGCGGCTGAGCCGCGACGCCGAAGCAGGAGACGATATCTGATGAATCAGGTTGCTGAACGCGGACCACGAGAGATCGACGTCGTTCGATCTCAGTTCGCCAACATGAACGATCAATTTAAGGCCGCGCTGCCAGCCCACATCCCGGTGGAACGGTTCGCGCGTGTCGTGATGACCGCTATCCAGAACAAGCCGGAGCTGCTGTCGGCGCCGCGCAAGGATCTCTTCAACGCCGCGATGAAAGCGGCACAAGACGGCTTGCTGCCCGACGGCCGTGAAGGCGCCCTGGTGCTTCGCGGCAGCGTCAAGAAGGGCAACACCTCGATCACCTGGCAGCCGATGATTGCCGGCATTCGGAAGAAGGCGCGCAACAGCGGCGAGATCTCCACCTGGGATGCCCATTGCGTCCACGCCAACGACTTCTTCGAGTTTCAGCTCGGCGACGCCCCGCAAATCAACCACACCTACAACCTGAAAACGGAGCGCGGCGACATCACTGGCGCCTATTCCGTCGCCGTCCTGAAGGATGGCACGAAGAGCTACGAGGTGATGTCGATCAGCGAGATCCGCGCGATACGCGATCGTTCCGACGCGTGGAAGGCCTTCAAGGCTGGCTACATCAAGACGACGCCTTGGGAGACCGACGAGGGCGAGATGGCGCGGAAGACGGTGGCGCGCCGGCATTCGAAGGTTCTGCCGATGTCGACCGACTTGGATGACCTTATCCGGCGCGACGACGAGCTCTACGACATGAAGGGCGCTCAGGAGGAGGCCGCAAAGGATAAGCCTCGCTCACTCGCCGGCCGGCTCGACGCTCTCGCCAACCAGGAGATGCCGGCCGACGTCTCCGATCAGGCCGAGGATTTCACCGACATCGACCCGGAAACCGGGGAGGTCGTCGGCGATCAGCAGCCGGCCGAAAAGGACAAGAAGAAGGCCGCCGCCAATAACGAGAAAGCCGCCGAGCAGAAGAAGCCGGCGGAAACGAAATCGGATGCCGGCACTCCAGCGGCATCCGATAAGCCCGGCAAGCAGGGGGCATCTGCTGCCGAGCAATCGCCGTCGTCCGGAAAGTCCCCCCGAACCTCAGCCCAGCCGGACGACGGCGATCCCATCGCAGTGGCGACGCGCCTCGGCCGCGCCGCGTATCGCAAGAACATGTCGGAACGCGCGGTCCCGGTCGACTTCAAGCAGTCCGGCCGCGAGGCGGAGCGTGACGCCTGGATCGCCGGCTTCCGTGATGAAGCCGACAAGGATGCGCCGGAGCCTGGCTCGATCGAGGAGGACGGCCAATGATCCTGTTTCGCTTGCGCAAACCTGAGCCCAACATCGAGCTCGCCGAGGAAGAGATCGCGCCAGGTTCGCTCCTCGATCACAGCTCGCGCTCCGTCGCGAACATGCTCGACCGCTTCTCGGCGGAAGAGGCAGAGATCGAGCAGAAGATCGTCGGCCTAACGGAACAGCTCCGCCAGGTCCGCATCACCATCACCGCCTTTGAAGCCGCCGGCGCCATCCTGACCGGCGCGAAAGACGGTGTGACACCGATCCCGATTTCGACGGATCGGAAGATCGTCGGGCGGCTGGTGCCACGGGAGGTGGCCGAATGACTATCGAGATCCACGCCCACGACGTCGCCCTCTTCGCCAACGGCAGCAAGGTCGCCACGGTGACGAAACCGGGCGTCATGAAGGCGCCGTCGAAGACCGGGCCTGTCGATCGCGCCTTCAATGTCGGCGATGTCGTTCTCGTCGACGTGCGAGGCCTCGTCCTGGTGACGCCGCTGAGTTTCGCCGGCGCCACCGAGATCGCCCGCGCAGTGATCGAGAATCATCCGGGCACCGTCACGGACAGCCATTCCCTTCGCGCGCTGGCGACGGCCGTCGTCGGCTTCGCCGCCCAAGTGGTGGCGCCGGAACCGGTCAGCGCGGCCGCCGAACCTGCAGAATCGCCGGCGGCCTAAGCCTCGGCACCAACAAGAGAGATCGCCAATGTTTGACTTCATTGATCCGCATGACGGGCCGGTAGTTGTCGGGCTCGAGAAGTTCGAAACGGTCTACGCCAAAAACCAGCCGCAGTATCGTCCGCTGCGCACCTTGCCGGGCAGGCAGGGGGACAGCGCTATCGCGCGCTTGTCTCCCACCGACGCGCAACGAAAGGCAATCGCCGAGGGCGCCGACCTCTATCTCGAACTGCTGCATTTCCGTGGTCCTCTCGCGCCAAGCCTCCTGATGGTCATGAGTGAGCCGCCTGACACGGATACCTTCCGTGCGTGGTGGCGGGCGCAAACCGGCGGAACGTATCCGGTGGAACCGATAGCAAAGCCGACGGACGCTCCGGCCAGCCGAGACGGACTGAGAGACCGCATCACGAAGATCGTCGTCGATTACCTCGGCGTTGACGCCGAGAAGGTGACCGACACGGCTGGCTTCATCGACGACCTCGGCGCCGACAGTCTCGACCAGGTCGAACTCGTCATGGCGTTCGAAGAGGAATTCGGGATCGAGATTCCGGATGACGAGATGCTGTCGATCCTCACCGTCGGCGACGCCATCTCCTACGTCGGGAAGAAGGTCGCCGCTCTATGAGCGATTTGCTCGTCGAGAACCCAGCGACGACGGGAGCTTTCGTTGAGGAGCTCGCCGGCTGCGGTGTGAGGTTGCCGCTCGATGTCGGAGCCGAGCTCGGCGTCATCTACGACGCCGATGGCCGCGATGTCATCACGATCGATGTGAACAACGATCGCCCCGACGAACAGGTCGAGCTGATAGCTCGATGGATCGTCCTTGCCGTCAACACTTGCGGCGGCTTCCGCGGGGAGCGGCGCGATGGGTAGCCCGTTCTCCCGGTTCACGGATGCCGAGGTTCGCGAGATGCTTCGCGGCGCCGGCTTGCCCGAGGTGCTCGACGACGACAACGTCAGCCGGCTCGGCCTCGCCCGCATCATGACGCAGCGCGAACTGGTGCTGGACGCCTATGCGCGCCATCCCGATGTCGACGGTATCTTCGCCGCGTTGCGCGGTGCGGTGCCGAAGTCGAGCATCCGGTCCTATCTTTGCCGTGCCTATCCTCACGGCGCATGGCGCCAGCGCAGCCGCAGGGGATCGCGCCATGGCTGAGCCCTTCACCCTCATTCGGGTCACCGACACCGAGACGACGGGGCTGACCGACCCGAAAGAGCTCGTCGAGATCGGCTGGACCGATGTCCGCCTTTTCCCGACGGGCTGGGCGATCGAGAGCGGCCCGCATGCTCGCCTTGTCAACCCCGGGATGCCGATCACCGCCGGTGCCAAATCGGCGCATCACCTCTTCGACGAGGACGTCGCCGATGGTATGGCGCCCGACGAGGCGCGCGGCCTTGTCGCTGCCGGCGCCGACTTCATCGCCTGCCACAACCTCGCCTATGACGGCCCACTGCTGAAAAGCGCGAAACCCGGAATCTGCACATTCAAGTGCGCCAAGGATGTCTACCCGAACCTCGAAAGCCACAAGAACGGCGCGATCTGGTACGCGCTCGGCTTGGGTGGCGGCGCCAAGCAGATGGAGCCGGTGCACCGCGCCGGCCCCGATAGCTGGACGACGGCGCACATCCTGCTCGATCTGCTGCGCGTGCTCGCCGTCGAGACGATGGTCGATATCTCGGCAAATCCCCTCCGCCTGCTGAAGATGACCTTCGGCAAGCACGCCGGCACCCCGTTCTCCGAACTGCCGACCGACTACATCGATTGGATCGTGAACAAGTCGGACATGAAGAACGACCCCGACAAGGAGGACGTCGTCCACACCGCACGCCTGGAATGGGTGAAGCGGACGTCGGAGCCTCGGCTGCAGGCGCAGCAGCCGCCAGCACGCGAAGCGGAACCCGATCCCGACGCCTGGCGTAAGGAAATGGAGCGGGGGTTCTGATGGCCGGGGATTGGACAATCAACCGCGTCGTCTTCGCGCCCCAGACCGCCGTCGATCTCCTAAACGACATGGAGGATCGGATCCAACGCCACAACGCTCGCGTCCGCGAGTTGCTCGAGGCGAACAACCGATACCTGCAGGACGGCCGAAACTGGAAGATGATCCAGGACCTCCGCGCCGATGAAGGCAGCTCGGTCGAGATCCTCTGCGACAACCCCGACTTCAACGGCCAGCCCAACAACGCGGTGATCTGCTGCGGTGATTGGACGGACTGGCAGGGCATCCGATTCACCGGTGACACCATCGACGACGCCCTCGGCGCCGCGATGGTCGCCTACACGCAATGGAGCAGGAAAAATGCCGGAAACTGAAGAAGCCGCCGCGCCGGCGGAAGTCGACTTCGAATGGGCGATCGTGGAGATTTTCGGCCACCGCAAGCACGCCGGCAGGGCGCGAGAGGAGGAGCGCTTCGGCGCCAAGATGCTCCGTATCGACGTGCCGACGGTGGTGATCGCCGGCATCGACCTTTCCGCAGAAGCTGGCGGTGGATCGCAAACCTCGCCGTCGGTCACCGGCTGGACGACGCACTGGTACGGCGGCGCTTCGCTCTTCAGCTACACGCTGACCGATGAGGCCACCGTAATGCGGATCAACCGGCCCTATGCGTCGGCTTCCCGCTATATCGCGCCGCCACACAGATACGACGGTGATGCGGCCGAGGACATCTCTGCATTGGACGACATGGACGTCGAGGAAGAGGAGCCGTTCTGATGTCGACGAGCCTCCGCGCCCACAAGGCCGGCGAGGTCCTCGCCGCGCTCGGCGACTACCAGGTGACGACCGGCGCCGAGCTCGCCGCCACCGTCAAGGTCAGTGAGCGGACGATCTATCGCTACATCCGCCAGCTGCGCGCCGCCGGTGCCCCGATCCTCTCAGAGGCCGGCATGGGCTACCAGCTCAAGCGGGAGCGTTCGAAGCGCGAGGTCGCGCAGCCATGAGCGAGATACGCGCGTGGTCACCGCAGCAAGCCGCCGCGCTTGACGCCGTCGCCGCCTGGTACGGCAGCGGTTTGAGCCGGAAGCAGGTCTTCCGCGTGTTCGGCTATGCCGGCACCGGCAAGACGACGCTGGCGCGCCACTTCGCCGAAGGGCTGCGCGGCGCCGTCCTCTACATGGCCTACACCGGCAAGGCCGCGATGGTGATGCGGAAGAACGGCTGCCTCGGAGCCATGACGATCCACGCCACCATCTACGAGGTCGATTTTAACCACGAAACTGGCGTCAAGAAGTTCGTGCTGCGCGACGTCGACGAGCTCGCCGATGCCGCACTATTCGTGATCGACGAATGTTCAATGGTCGACGAAGAGATCGGCAAGGATATTCTCTCGTTCGGCGTCCCGGTGCTGGTTCTTGGCGATCCCGCCCAGCTGCCACCGGTAAAGGGTGGCGGCTTCTTCACCGACGCCGATCCCGACGTCATGCTGACCGAGATCCACCGGCAAGCCGCCGAAAATCCGATCGTCAGGATGGCGACGACGATCCGAGAGGGTGGCCGCCTCGACTACGGCACCTATGGCGCCAGCGAGGTGATCCGGCGCGCCGCGCTCACCCAGGATCACGTCATGAAGGCCGGGCAGGTCCTCGTCGGTCTGAACAAGACGAGGACCTCCTACAACACCCGCATGCGCGAGATCCTCGGCCGCGCCGGTCCGATGCCGGAACCCGATGATCAGCTCGTCTGCCTGAAGAACGACCGCAACAAGGGCATCTTCAACGGCGGGCTGTGGAAAGTCGTCGAGCTGCTGAAGCGCCGGAGGGGCCACCTCAATGACCATTGCGTTCGCATGCACGTCGCCTCGCTCGACTTCGAATCGACGACCCCGGTCGATATCCGCGTTCGGCAAGAATTCTTCCTCGGCCAGGGCAATGAGGTGCCTTGGAAGGAACTCAGCGGCCTGCAGCAGTTCGACTATGGCTACGCGCTGACCGTCCACAAGGCCCAAGGCAGCCAGTGGGAAACTGTCTGCCTCTTCGATGAATCCAGCAACTTCAGCACGGATCGCGCGCGATGGCTCTATACGGGCCTGACGCGTGCCGCCGAGAAAATCACGGTGGTGATGTGACCAGCAAGCACAAGCTTTGGGCGATCGCCTTCGTTTGCCTGGCAATCACCTCGATCGCCACGGATCTCCGCAAGCATGAGGGCTGCATCGCCTTCTGCACCAACATCGCGAACTCTGGACCCTGAAATCCTCGGTGTTGCCGAGGGGAAGCCGGCGCCATGCCGGCGCAGCAAGCAAGGAGCATGAAAATGGCCTCGACTATCAAGAAGGTGACGGAGTGGGCGGCGAAGCGTTCCACCAACTCGATCACGATCATCGGCAAGGATCCGAAGGGGAAGGACATCAAGATCACCGGTGTCCCCGTCATCGAAGCAGGACGGAAGGGCAGGGGTCCGATTGTCACCGACAAGCTCGGCGCCCGCTTCGAGCTGGTCTGAGGCGGGCCGCTGCTATGGACATCGCGCCCTTTCTCGCGAGGGGCGCGGTCAAGATGACGATGGTGATATGATGGACGCCCAAGCTTTCCCACTCCACTGGCCTTCCGGCCGGCCGCGCAAGCTGCCCGGCCTGCGCAAAAACGGTAAGTTCTCGACCGCTGGCCGAAATGGCTTCCAGCAGCATTTGACTGTCGCCGAAGCGCTCGCCCGGCTGCAGAGCGAACTTGACCGGATCGGCGCCCGAAACCGGATCATCAGCTCGAACCTCGAAACGCGACTCGACGGACTGCCGCGCTCCGGCCAGCCCGATCCATCAGACCCTGGTGTGGCGCTCTACTTTCATCTCCAAGGCAAGCCTCACTGCATGCCCTGCGACACGTATACCAAGACGGCGCAGAACATCGCGGCCATCGCCGCCCACATCGAGGCGACGCGCGCCATCGAGCGGCACGGCGTCTCTTCTGTCGCTGAGATGTTCACCGGCTTTGCCGCGCTGCCTCCGCCCGGCGCAAAGCGTCCGTGGCGTGATGTCATGGATTTCCAGCCACTGGATGACCCCCAGATCACGCGAGACGTGATCGAAAGCCGATATCGTCGGCTGGCCGCGCAACGCCACCCGGATCTGCCCGGCGGCTCTCACGACGCCATGGCCGAGCTCAACCAGGCCAAGGAACAGGCCCTGAAGGAGATCGGTGCATGATGCACTTCCGCCCACCACCCTTCGACCGCTACCCCGGAATCCCAATGGCGAGGAGAACGCTGGCGCGCGATCTCATCGAGCGCGTCGCCGCCTGGCACTTCCTGACCGTTGCGCAGCTCGTTGGGCCGAGAGGCCCGGCCAGGATCGCCAAGGCGCGGTTCGATGCCATCGCGGCCGTCTACGTGAACTGCCGTCTCGGCGGCCGCGCGATGACGCTTTCCGAGATCGGAAGGCTGTTCGGTGGCCGCAACCATGCGACGATTTGGGCCGCGCTGAAGGCGAGGGGATTGAGATGACCGACCCCTTCGAAGCCATCCGCGCACACGTCGAGAAGCACGCCGGCAAGGAGCGCGCCACATTCACCGTCGCCGGCGTCAAGGCGCTGCTCAATGCCGTGGACGACCTCGACCGCCGGCTGAACGAAGAGCAGATGCAGACCGCCAACAGCGGCGAGATCATCAATGATCTTAAGGCCGAGCGTGATGAGTGGCAGCGTCGTGCGGAGCGCGCTGAGAATGCGTTGCCTGGGCCGGCCGAGACGCAGGCCCACGCCAACTATGTCGAAGGACTTCGCGCCCGCGCCGAAGCCGCGATGGTGGATGGATGGCAGCCAACCCACCAGCACCTGAAGCGCCGCAGCCTCTATCGATTCGTCGGCGCCGCCAAACTGCAGACGTCTGTACCGCTGTCTGACATGGATGCGATGGTCGTCTACCAGGCTGAAGACGGCAGCTTCTGGGTACGCCCTGATGTCGAGTTTTACGATGGGCGCTTCCTGCTCCTCGCGGGAGAAGACTGATGGTCGCCTATTCCTTCAAACCTCGCTTCGTCGAGCCGATCCGCACCGGCACCAAGCGACAGACCATTCGCGCCGATCGGAAGCGCCATGCGCGCGCCGGCGAGCAGCTGCAGCTCTACACCGGCATGCGCACCAAGCATTGCCAGCTGATTGGCCGCTCCGAGTGCCTAAGCGTCTGGCCTGTGACGCTGATCCTGCGCGAAGTCCACAGCGTAGTGCTAGATGGCTTCCGCGGGATCTACGGCGATCTCGACGGCTTCGCGCGTGCCGACGGCTTCAAGGACTGGGCTGAGCTCGCCGGCTTCTGGAGCGCTAACCACCCGGGCGTCGAGATCTTCGACGGCGTACTGATCCGCTGGGGTGATCTCGCATGACGCTCGACGCCATCCGCTCCCGCCTCGTCGCCGGCGACATGCTCCACATGCAGCTCGTCGAGGGCCAACGCATCTGGTGGTTTGAGGATCCGTGGGAGCAGATCGCCGATGGTATCGCCGACCGGCTGAAGGCCGCCGGCGAGATCGTCGAGCTCGGCGACAGCCTATTCGGGATCACTGGCAACTCGCAATCCTGGGTCATAGGGGGGGGCGTGGCTGATCGCATTCGCTGCCTGATCCCGTACTGCCGGCGCACCAAGCGCGCGCTGCCGGATCTCGTCACCGTCGATCGAGGCGGTTACGACGCCGGCGATACCGTCACGACCGACATCGCCGAGGAGTGGATTTGCCACGATCACTGGCGTGCCGTTCCGCCGGCGACGCGCCGACTGTTGGCCGCCGCCAGGCGGAAGGTCAAGCGCGTCAATACGCTGACCGCACTCCTAGTGTTCTCGCGCGTCTGGCGGCGCGCGAAGCGGCAGGCGATCGAGGGAGCAGCCGGGATATGAAGCCGCAGATCGTTCACCGCTATACTATCCCGCTGCAGACCGTCATCGAGCAGCTGATCGGCAAGGAAGCCACAAACGGCGAGGGTTTCATAGTCGATGTCGATGGTGACGACCTCGTCGTCGACATCATCGAGCCGGCCGGCCTCAGAAGCGCGGCGCCAGAACCAACCTTGGAACCTACCTTCCAAGAGAAGTCCCAGGGTTCAGAGGCCGACGAGCCCTCCAACGAGGCGGAGAAAATTAACACGTCCGACAAGCCGAAGGGTGGCGCGCTCGCACAGCGCGCCGGCATGATCTGTGGGGAGCGTGTATTCCCAAAGTTTGTCACTGAGACCTATGGCGTGCACTTCCAGCCTCCGGCGGTCGACCATGTCGCAATATGGCTTCGCTCCGCCTGTGGCGTCGAGAGCCGCGCCGAGCTCGACCACAACGACACCGCCGGCGCGATCTTCCGGGAGATCGAGAGCAAATTCCGGTTGTGGCTGGATGGCTGGTGATGGCACGACGCCAGATCGACCTACCTCCAACCCTCGTCCCGATCGGCCTCAGCCGCATCGAGGCCTCCGCCTTCATCGGCGTCAGCGCTTCGCTATTCGACGAGATGGTCAAGGACGGCCGCATGCCAAAACCGAAGGCGATCAACAGTCGGACCGTCTGGGATCGCCGCGCCATCGAGCGCGCATTTGACTTGCTGCCCGGAGGCAGCGACGATGGAGGAGGAGAGTGGGACGTCGAGACCTGATGCCCAGGAAATTCGCGCAAAAGTACATCGTCGAGGATCGCACCGACGGCATCCTCCGTTTCTATTTCCGGCGCGGTAAAGCGCCGAAGATCCCGCTTCCCGGGGTTCCTGGCACCGACGAGTTCAACGAGATCTACTACAAGGCGCTGAGGGGCGAGATCGAGCCGAAGGCCAAGGGCGGACCGCAGTTGGCTGCCAAAGGCACGTTCCGCTGGCTCTGCGAGCAATATTACGCCTCGGCAGAGTTCAAGCACCTCGATCCCGCCACTCAGCATGTCCGACGCGGCATCCTCGAGCATTGCTGGGAGGAGCCGATCAAGCCGAAATCGACGAAGCTTGTCGGTGATATGCCGCTCGCTGCGTTCACCGCGAAGGTGGTGCGCATGTTGCGCGATCGCAAAGCCGATTTGCCGGAGGCCGGCAACGGCCGCGTCAAGGCGATCCGCCAGGTCTTCAAATGGGCGATGGAACCCGCCGTCGATCACGCGCAGTCAAACCCCGCGCGCGATATCGCCTACTTCAAGGCGACCGGCGATGGCTTCCATTCGTGGACCATCGAGGAGGTCGAGCAGTTCGAGGAGCGCCATCCGATCGGCACCAAGGCGCGTCTCGCGCTCGGCCTGCTGCTTTACACGCTGCAACGCCGTAGCGACGTCGTGCTCTTCGGCAAGCAGCACGTCCGCAACGGCGTGCTGAAGTTCACCCAGCAGAAGAACAAGCGCCGCAAAGCGGTCTCGCTTGAGATCCCGATCCATCCCAAGCTGCAGCACATCATCGACAGCAGCCCTTGCGGCGATCTCACCTTCCTGGTGACCGAGTTCAACAACCCATTCACCGCCAACGGTTTCGGCAACTGGTTTCGCAAGCGCTGCGATGAAGCAGGGCTGCCCCACTGCAGCGCGCACGGGCTTCGCAAGGCGGGCTCAAGCCGCATGGCGGACCGCGGCGCCACCGAGCATCAGATCATGTCGGTGACCGGCCACCAGACCTCAAAAGAGGTCAACCGGTACACGAAAGCGGCGCGCCAGAAGGTGATTGCAAGGACCGCCGTCAAGCTCCTCGCCGACGAGGAATCGGTCGACGAATCGGGAACAAAAGTGTCCAGAAAATAGGGTGGTGTGAAAAGGCTGGACACTTTTAGCCTCTAACTATTTGATTTTGTTGAGGCGAAAAAGGCGATGGTGCCCAGAGGCGGA